GAGCGCATATAATGCATGCCGATACCTTCTCTTTCTCCGTCCAATGTCACGTATTTCTATATCTTTCATTATATTTCTCCTTTATTCATGGTGAATAATTACTGCAGATAAACTCTCCACTCTCCAAACCGAGTGACCTTCCAGATTTTCAGATCCTTCCGGCCAAAGATGAAGCGGGCGAACTCGCCCGCTGCTTGTAGAGACGGGAAGGAGAATGTTTTGTTATTCTCTTTCTTCCCTCCGGTTCGTTCCAATACATCAGAAATTACTTCCATTATTTCACTACCTCCGGGGTAAGTTCCATTGTTACATTATACACAATGCAGTCAGCATCGGCGTGGATGCACTCCAGCATTCCATTATGTAGTCTCTGGCAAATTATGTAGTCTGGATCTCCATGGAATATGTAGACAGAACTCCCGTCATCATCAGGAAGATTGCCTACATTAGACACTTGGAACAGCATAGTTGCGTTGGCCGTTGCGTCTGCCGGTGTGAAAATTGCCCCCGGCCGTAGTTCGTGGCATCTTCGTACAATGCTGTTTTTGATGAAATTAAATTTAATCATTTCCATCCCCCTTGTGAATTCTTTCGTAAACTACCGTTGACGGATCACTGAACAAACGAGATCCCTTTACCTGAATAATCCGAAAACCGTTGTACTCTTTCCTCCTCTGTAAATGTTCTTCGCAATGGCGAATCATACCATCCAGCGAGTACCTTGCATCCAGAATGTATTTACTTAACGACCCAAGGGGACATGTGTCCCCTATAAGCAACTCTGCATAATATCTCATTTTATTCACCGTGAATGAATATGTTCCAGAATTTTACACAACACTTCCCCTTCCCTTGTTACCGGGGCAGGGCCTCCATATGTGCGCGCCTTATCATAACACCACACAACATTTCCTACAGGATTGATTCCAAACCGCTCCTGTACTTCCCTTACCCAATATATGGGCAAAGCCACATCGTAGACTTTATATTCCATTAGCTTTGCCACAGTCGATATGTTGGTCTGCGTATACTGTGCCAGATCCAACGGGTGCAGCTTATGCTCATGGCAATACTGCAAGACGTAATCGTCTGTTACATACTTTTCCACTACATATGCAGGAACAACAAACATATTTTCCATAACTATCTCCTTTTGGTTACGGGTTTATTCATCGTGAATAAACCCTGAGTTCTACGATTTCAGGGTGAAAAATCATTTCAACAGTCAATCCACAACAGCGGAGATCATCCGCCAATTCCTGCGCCTTTTCCCTCCTTACCCATAGTGTTTCTTTCATCACAACCTCCTTGGAAGCATACGTTCCAGAGATATGACTACGGTTATATCATTTTCCCCCAAGCAGGAGGATTTCCACAATCACTTCCCATGTCTCCTTGCACAGCAGACATAGGTGGTGCTTACCGTTCGTTTTTCTTCCACAAATTTTGCAACGACGCTCTTTCATGCTCTTCTCTCCTTCTGATTTTATTCACGATGAATGATTTTAAACTTCAAATTTCAACGTCATGGTATTTGCACCAGAAGAAATGCTGGTACGTGTACCTATAATTCCGAATCTGCTCTTCGGAGATATAGTATTCCTCCTTGTTGAATTTTGGACAGAATGCAAGCAGAGCCTGCACGAAACCGTCCTGTTTCGGATGCTCCACCAGCCATGCCCAGAACTCTGTCTCGTTCATGGGCGTGTCTCCTGCAATGAACGGCAGGATTTCACCGTCTGCCAGTTTTTTCATATCTCCTCCAGAATTTTGTGGTCATCCCGCTCAGACAACAGCTTGAAGGAATTCTTGATGCTATGGACCCTTCCATAGCATGCCTGTACTGACCTCCCCAGTACATTTGAGATTTTTATGTAAGATACACCTCTGGCATACATCTCTATCAGTTTCCACTGATCCTCACTGGACCAGCGTTCACCAGACCTGTCCATACCACCTCCTATATTCTTTGGAACATAGTGTAGAGTTTATATACTCCATCGTAATTGTATAGGGCCACTAAATCACCATCGGCCCTTTCAGCAATTATGTAGAACCGCTTATTGAGCCAATTGTACACCCTGTCATTTGTAATCTGCGGGAGAACATGCCTGTCAGAAAAGCGGTGATGTACTCGATCAGAACAACGCACCCATTCAACCGCTGCTTCCATAGGCACATCGCACGCATACTTTGGAACATAGTCGCGGTGCTCCAGTATGTATGTTCCCGTATCCCCAATTTCAAATTCCATACTCCCTCCTTATTATTCACCGTGAATAAATTCGATTTCGTACTCCTCTGCGCACGGTTCCCACCGTTCACGCATTTTTTCAATGACCTCCTCCGGAACCCCATGGATATTTTGGAAATTCCCAATTACATGGACAATAGCATATGGGATTCCAAGATCCGCTGCCATGTCCATGTACGGCTGCATTTCCCATGCACGGGTGAATGTGTTGGATACGATCACCGCTGCTCCAATATTCAGGGCATCGCGGCATACTTGCTGGCACCATTCGTGTGCCTTTGTAATCTCCTCCGGATTGTAGTTATAGTTGCCAGATATGTCGGTGAAGAACATATCCGCCTCTACGTGAACACACATATAGTCCATACCCTTTTTCAAGGATTTGGCATATGTGCTTTTGCCGGAACCCGGCAATCCTCTGATCAGAAACAGCATGGCTATAATACCTCTTTTTATTCACGATGAATGAAAATCAGTCCCTAATTATAATGTCTCGTGTGCTCTTCTGGTTGTTATATACCGCAACAGCCAGTATTTTACCGTTGCGATCCATAAACTGCACAGTGGAAGTCCCCTCCAACTGTTGGAACTTCCATTTTTTATCCTTTGCGAACAGCCAGTCAGCAAACTGTTTATCGTTCATCTCAACTTTCTGCATAATATCTCCTTTGTTCTGGTTGATTTAGATTCATTCACCATGAATAAATCACTTTCCACAATCTCATCAATTTTCATCATTTTCAGCCTTGGAAAGTATACATAAAATTTTCCAGTCTGAACCCAATGAAAATAGCTGAGACATAAAAATTTATACCTAAAAATCACCCCAATTTGAAGGGCAGGAATCGTCCTTGGAACATCACAGAAAATCCCTGCCCTTCCCCTATGGATTTATTCCCGGTGAATAAATCCGCCGCCCTTAAAAAGAGGTCGCTAGTCTCTAGTCAAGGTTTGATCAGGCTATTACTTTATTAGTGAATAAATTCCACACACCACACCAACTTTCCCCAATTTTCCAAAGAAAGCCGTTCCGGATATTTTTCAATTTACCCGAGGGAATTTACACAATTCAGCAGCATGCGCCGAACGCACCTGTCAATGCAATGGTTCGCCCTGATCAGCCTTTAAAACCCCATCGCATATCATCCTCAAGGTGATTCTGTACAGCAGGAATAACGTACAATTCAGAAAGACAGCAGAAAAGACAATCTACCAACTAAGGCAGACTTGCATTACACGTCAACCCGCAGAAATCGCGGATAATATAACCTCCCTGAATACTGGCACACTGCCCAGTAAAACCCGTGCCAAAAATCGGCTTTACCAGTATTCAACATCTAAAAGAGGATCAGTCTTTACACTCCCTGAATTCCCATCATTCCCCGTCTACAGAACTCTCTGCTACCTGAGAATGGTCCCCGTCACACGGGGCAGAATTATATTAAGATCAAAACGGTCAGAAAGATATAACCGCCCACGTTCCACAAAAGAACATGTTATAACTTTTTATTCACCATGAATAAATCATGGATCAAAAAGAATTTACAAATCATTCTTTGCCCGAAATAAAAATCCCCGACAAAGAATGATTCAAAAATTCTTTCAATTACGCAATATTCCCCCCCGCAGTAAAAGCTCAGAAATTCAACTGAGCAATCTTTGCAGATTGCACAGCCTTTACAGACTGCACAGCCGAATAGCCGAAGTGTATGGCCACTGTGCACAGGATGACGATTAGAGCTATAACTAATTTCTTCATTTCCCTTCCCCCGTAGATTTGTTTTTTATTCACCGTGAATAAATCTTCTTTGCTCTACCCTATGGGAAAGCAGGGTAGAACACACGGCAAAATTTAAGACATAAACGCCCACAAAAGTGGAATCGTTCAATTCCTTATTTCAGGCGAAAAATGCAAAAGTCAGAAAATTTTCAAAAATCGCGTTATTATAAAATAAGCGTTTTTTCTCGGATTTCCTTATAACTTGCGATATATTTTTTATTCACCGTGAATAAATTCCGCTCGAATAAATCGCATATAACGTATGCGCACAGATATAACGCAAACAACAAAAAGTAATCCGGCCGAACATTCAGACCGTTTTTCTTTTGCTTTGCATTGTTCACTTTCTCATTTCCCCTTTGCCGTTTTATTCATCATGAATAAATCCGCTCTTCTTTTGTTCTAGCCTTTTATTCATGATGAATAAATTTTCTGTAATGAATTCAGCCGGTTACAGGAATTATATCTTTTCCGCTGGCAGACAGCGCGGAAAAGATATAGCCAGCAAAAAGGGGAAATGATTGTCAAAGAACAGGGGAAAGGCGATTTTTCCCTTGTTTCATCCTGCCCGACCATTTGCCCGACAGGATGAAAGAAAGGAACAAGGGGAAAACCTCCCCCTTGTTCACCTTGCGAGCTGATTACTTGACTGCCCGCTTGACGGTTTTTTCGATTGCAGATGTAAGACAGATTGCGCTTGCCTGTGAACAGTCACCCGTAGCAAGGGCAGACAGCAACCGCGTAAAATCGTCAGAACTGAATTCAAAAATGGTCTTTTCTGTCTTTTCAGCGGTTGCCTTGTAAAATCTTTTGGCTACTGCATTCAGCAACCGAACTAGAGCAACCGGTACGGAAATGCTTTCAATGTCTGAATCGTACCGGTACAGGTCGCCGGAAATAGACCACTTTCCGCCTTTCTTCTGTAAAATCGCTGCAACAGTAACAGCTTTGCCGTTCTTTGTCGGCCAATGCGGAACGATAGAATACAGTCGGGTAAATTCTTCTTTCACCGGCTTTTCGATATTGATTGCGTACAACTTAATGAACTGATCGACGCAACCGGTTGCGGTTGCGGTTGCGGTTGCAAACAAGTTTGCGATCCGCATTGTTTCAAGGGCGAGTTCCGCCCGTGCTGTATCTTCTATGTCCTTCATTCTTTCTTTTTCTTGCCTGAAAAGCTGCAATGCTGACAGCGTGGGAACTGGTGCAGACATTGCCGGAGAATCAGGAACCGGAACAGGCACGAGAATGTCTTTCTTTTTGCTGGTCCGTGTTCTTTTGGTTGCGGTTGCCTTGGTTGCGGTTGCCTTGGTTGCCTTGGTTGCGGTTGCGGTTGCCATGATGTATTCCCCTTGCGCTTGTGCGCTTGTGTGCTGCCCGCTCTACCTTGCCACCATTGGCAGGACCAGCGAACCAGCAAAAAACCATTTAAACTTAAGGACAGCATACACTGTTTGACGGGAATGGAAATACTTTTTTAGCTTTTCAGTATCTTTTTTTCTTTTTTCTTATAACTCGCTGATATTACTACATAAAAAAGATATAACATTGAAACACGATAAACATTATCGTTTTTTCTTATATCTTATTGATATAATTAGCTTTTTTCCTATATCAATTTTATTTATACCTTAATGGAAAGAATTCTCACAAATAGCATATAACTATATATAATCATTCAAAAAGTTATAACTAATTGATTTAATTGCATTTCGTCTGTATTCAACAGAAAAAACTTTTTGATACCATGGCACGGACCAGCAAGGAAAAGCAAAACAGACGGTTTTTTGTTCGTTTTAGAGCGGCGTCAAAAGATTGAAAACAGATAAAATGCACTGTCAAAAAAAGGACATTGACAAACAATTTTTTCTTGTTCCATAAAACGGGAATGTTTTTTGCAATAGTGGCAAGGGGAGGAAAAGCAACGGCGCGAATGGAAAGCGGCACGATATTTGTATGAATGAAACTGGTATAGAAAATGGATGGATATAACAGGCACAAATTTTGAATAGTGGAAAGCGGCACGATTCATGCAATACAGGCGCGCCTCGCCTCGCCTCGCCGTACCCCATTGCAGGCGACCCGGGGGGGTCGGTTATCCCAAAGTTGCCGCAAATATAAAAAACGTCTTTTAAATACTTATGTATGCATATAGGTGTACGAGTGCACGGATGTATCTACTATGGTCACGACTATCTGTTAAAAAAACTATAACAGAATTTTTGTAAAAATTATATCTTAAAAAGTTATAACTTTCTGATGAATTATTCCCCTCTTAAAATTGTATTGGATAACTAGGTTCAAATCCTGTGAGGATTTTTTCAAAAATAAAAGTTATATCTTTTTGCATATCATTTCCTATATCTTTTCCTATATCTTTTTTGAGGGGGCAATTTCTGAGAATTTAGAAAAGTGAATTCCAATTTTAAAAAATTCAAAAATTCAGTTATAGGATTTTATGCTGTTATAGGATTTATATAGGATAGTCCGTTCAATAGAAAGAAATTGACTTTTATATTGGAGATGTATTATCATAGTACTTCGGGTTCAACTATTGGAGTATTCAGATTCTGCTATAGGGGGCGAGATGACATTTTATATTAAGGTAGGAAGGAGACAGAGTTCTATTTCTATTCAGGATCAGATTGTGGCCTTGTGGTTTATTATGCATTATCCGATGAAAATGAATGATGGAGATTATAATACGATTTTTAAGGAAGCCCGGAATTTTGTTTTGCCCTTTGTCCAGAAGAGAGTAGATCGGGATAAAGGATTGAGCATCAAGGGATTATCCAAACTTATTACGCAGAGGATGATCCAGTCTATTATGGATCAGAAAGATGCTGCAAGATATAAGAAAATCCTTAATACTGTCCGAAGAGATTAGGAGGAATATATGAAATTCAGAAAACATGCAAAAACTCCCGTCCGGAATATCCCCCGACATACTGCACAGGAAGAAATCCCTGATATCCCTATGCCTACGCGGAAGCTGAAACCTGTATATGAACGTGAAGAAGCTCCTATCAGGAGGCACAAAGTCCGCTTCAAGAAAAAACGATGTGCTTTTATTAAGGAAAATGGAGAACGCTGTAAAAGTTATGCATCTGGAAAAGGCACTCTATGTATTCATCATGGAGGATTACGTCCTGCACAGGGATTAGATCCGATTCCGTTTTCTCAGTATTCGCACGGAGTGAATACTGTGTTTGATCCTGCATATCATCCTCTGAAGTTCATTGAATTAGCCAAAGATGGAATGTCTGATGTAGAAATTGCTGCTGAATTTGGAGTAGCTTTGGATACAGTTATAAAATGGGCAGCAGATATAAAAGAATTCAATACTGCCTATGCCATTGGCAAGACTATGTACGAAGCTCACTTCCTTCGTGTAGGGAGCCGGAATCTACTGAATGACCGATTCAACACACCGCTCTATAAATATATCACCATGAACAAACTGGGATACTCTGACAAGGTAGAGAGTAAATCCTTCAATACTGCTGTGCATGGTGTTCTTTTAATCCCTTCTGATGTTTCTGTAGAGGAATGGGAAAGAGAAAATATCCAAGCTGATTTGGAGAAAAAGAATGATACTATCATCGACATGGAATAACGAAGAGATATTGCTTATTGATGGTGTTTGGCTTTTTCGTGTTTTTCGTACTGCTTTCAAGCGGTACTATTTTCCGTCTATTACACCAACCGGCATCATTGCACGAAGAAACTGCCGAAAGAAAACCGAGGAAGAAAACAAGAGATGGATTCGCAATAAAGTAAGATCCAGAAACAAGAACTGTAAATGCAGGAAATGGTTCACTGACAAAGAACGTAGGACCAGCAATATCGCCAATATGCATATGGTACATGCATATGCGGCCCACAGAAAAAACTCCGAAGAGAAGCCAAAGAAAAAGGCTACTTGGAAACCAAAGAAGATAGAATACAGAGAGCGCATAAATGACTATGCGGGAGTTCTCCGTATTGATGATGTATCAAAACTCAAAGCGGTAGAATTATGTCTAGGAGATTACAAGTAATTTGGAAACCTTGGCCCGGAGGACAAGAACGGGCATTGAAATGTCCTGTTTGGGAAGCCCTATTCTGGGGCAACCGTGGCGGCGGGAAAACAGATACACTGCTGATGGATTTTGCCAAGGGAGTTGGTGTTGGCTACGGAGCAGATTATCGAGGATTGCTGCTTCGTGAGGCAACCACTGAGTTAAAGGACGTTATTGCGAAATCCAAAAAATGGTTTCCTCGCTTATTTCCCGGTGCCAAGTTCAATGAGCAGAAATCCATTTGGACTTTTCCTGATGGTGAGACTTTCTGGTTTAACTATGCCCGTGTCATAGATGACTATGATCAGTATCATGGGCATGAGTATCCTTGGATTGGATGGGAGGAGTTGACGAACCATCCTGTGCCTGATGTGTATTTGAAACTGATGTCCTGTAACCGTTCATCAAATCCAAAGATTGTCAGCAAGTACAGAGCTACCTGTAACCCCAGTGGTCCCGGCCACCAGTGGGTTAAGGATCGGTTCATCAATACAGTGAAAGAGCGGCGTGTATACACAGACAAAGATGGGATGACACGCACTCATATATTTGTTGATCTTGAGGATAACAAGTCCTTGCTCGAAGCTGATCCGCATTATAAAGCAAAGCTCATATCCATGACTGAGAATAATGAGATGCTTCGTAAAGCATGGGTACAGGCATCATGGGATCTTGTCATTGGTGGATTCTTCTCTGATGTATGGGATACCAAGATCCATGTTCTTGATCCATTCATTATTCCGCATACGTGGAAAGTGCAGCGTAGTTTTGACTGGGGTTCTTCGCGTCCTTGGAGTGTAACATATGGGGCCACATGTAACGGAGATCAACCAGAAAATTGTCCTATACATATACCCAAGGGTAGTGTTATAATAATCGACGAAATTTATGGATGGAATGGAGAGCCAAATAAAGGAGATATGGCAACCACTGCAACCATAGCAAAAAGAACGCTTACCCTAGATAAGCAATTGGAGCGCATGCACAGGACATACGATCCATTTATGAATAATTATGCAGGAATAAAGGTAAGGATTGGACCTGCTGATAATTCGATCTGGAATGTTACTGATGGTACTTCTATCGGGGCAAATATGGGCAAGCATAAACTGTATTGGCAGCGCAGCTATAAAGGGCCGGGGTCACGTAAAGCTGGATGGGCATTGATTCGGACAATGCTGGAAGCTGCAAAGAAAGGAGATATGGAGCAACCCCATCTGTATTTTTTCCCAAATGCAGTTCATCATATACGGACAATTCCACAACTGCAAAGAGATGCAAAAAATCCTGATGATGTTGATACGACCGGTGAGGATCACTGCGGTGATGGTACTCGTTACCTGTTAAGTAGGAAAAAAACAACAATGAAAAGAGGAAAGGTAGGCATATGAAAGTTACCGGCACTGACTTAAAAGCACAGGCAGCACACACTACTCATCCAGACTATGAGACACGTCTTAGAGAATGGAAAAAGATGCGCACATGTATGAAAGGTGAAGCTGCTATCAAGGATGAGGGTGAAACATACCTCCCCCGTCCGTCTGGTATGAAAAATGAGTATGCTGATGCCTATAATGCATACAAGGAACGTGCTCATTTTCCACTAATTTGTTCCTACGCATTGGCTGGTGTTCTTGGAGTAATTATCACCAAGATGCCAGAATTCAATTTCCCAAAGGAATTGGAGTACTTGCACAAAAATGCCACTAAGGATGGGCGTAATATCCAACAGTTGTTCTTGGATGTTATTGTTGAGATCTTTCAGACAGGTCGGGTTCCGCTTGTTGTTGATATCATGCCAAACACACGGGAGTTTCGTATAGTACAGTATCGCGCAGAGGATCTTATCAACTGGAAATCGTCTGTTATCAATGATGAGAAGAGTATTGCACTCGCTGTGTTGGAGCAGAAGGTATTCGATGATGAAGACATCTTCTCACATTCTTCGCATAAAGTATATCGTGCCATGATGTTGGATGCTGGAGGGAATTACATGGTGCAGACGTATGACGAAGACTCTCATTTGCTGGAGGACGAGACTGTTAAGCCAAAGTATATGGGAAAAACTTTGGCTCAACTGCCCATCTCAATTGCTGGAAGCATCAGTAATAGTCCGGACATCCAACCAATCCCGCTCATCCCTGTAGCCAATTGTTCAATCCAGATCTATAGGAAAGAAGCTGACTTGGCAAATAGTGAGTTCCTATCCTGCAATCCAACACTGTGCATTACTGGAGCAGACAATGATGAGAACACCCCGAACGTAGTTGGATCTTCGGTTATGATCGTTCTCCCAGACGCGCAGGCCCGTGTGTTCTATACCGTGACAGACACAGCAGCATTGCAGCATATCAAGGGGCATATTGACGATTTATACGAGGAGGCTATTCGGCACGGTGTTGCTATTCTTGATTCTCGCAAGGGTGTGGAAGCAGCAGAAGCACTTCGTATTCGACAGGCTACGCAGTCATCTTCTATATATTCTATATACCTTTCTGCACTGAATGCTATCAGGAAGTCAGTGGTGCTCATGTGTAAGTGGGCAGGATATAATGAGGAAGATGTCATTATAGATGCACCATCGTCATTGATATTCGGTATTCCGGATGCTACTATAATGCGCGAATTAGTGGAAGGGTTCACTATTGGAGTATTCCCGTTGCCAATCGTACACAAGTACTTGGTTTCTTCCGGACTGCTGGATCAGACCATTTCCTATGAAGAGTACGTGGAACTGATCAAAGAGAATGAAAAACTCAAGAAGCAGTTGAAATTGAGTAATACCTTGGATGGCAAATCTGAAAGTAAAAATGAAGATGGAAAGGAGGGTGATGATGTAAACGCAAGAGGTGTTCCAAAAAATGTTGATGTATCCAAAGAAGTTATCGAAGATGTAGAAGGACAGCAAAACAAATAACGCTCAGAGAGCAAACCTTTACTTTCTCCAGAGGAGATTATCATGGATTTTTCATTTATCGCAGACGAAGAACAACGCGCATTGGCAATTGCTGAGTACGAGAAGAGTAAGAGTGAACTTGAGTCTACTTGGAAGAAGCAGATTGATGCCAAGATCGCAGAGGCCACTACGGGGCTGAAATCCAAAAATGACGAACTGCTTGCGGAGAAGAAAAAACTGCAGGAGAAGTTCAAGGGGATCAAAGATCCGGAAGAGGCATTGGAGGCATTGCGCCTTGTTACCGAAAATGAGGATGTTCGTCTCATTCGGGAAGGTCGTCTTGATGAGGTTATTGAGAAACGAGTCAGCACGCTGCGTTCTGACTATGAAGCCAAGGTAGGCGAATTGTCTTCCACTTTGGAGCAGGAACGCACAGGACGTGCCAAGTATGAAGAGATGTTCAAAAGCAAGATGATCGAGGACACTCTGCGAGATGCAGCACTCGCCGCAAAGATTCGCCCTGAAGCTCTTCCGGACGTTGTCATGCGAGGCATGCGTGTATTTTCTCTGAGTGAGGACAATGCTACAGTGGAAGCACGCGATGGTCGTGGAAAGCTGCTCAAGAATGCGGATGAGAAGATCCTTACTCCTACTTTGTGGATTGATGGATTGAAATCGACCGCACCTCATTTCTGGCCTGAGTCCGAGTCTGCGCGATTTGATTCTGGTGGTGGGGATCTTGATGATCTGGAACGTGCCATGAACGCTGCTGCTGATCGTGGAGATACGAAAGAGTATCGGCGTTTGCGCTCGAAGTTGAGTAAGGGCCGGGGGAAATAACTTTTCACTTGCAATTTCTTCCAGTTATATTTAATATAAAAGAAAATCGCTCCAGTGGAGCGGCACAGTAGTTTGCTGACCTAGAGGGTCGAGACAGTGAAGTGTAATCTGTACCGACCCTCTAGTTGTTAAATCTTGTTGGGCGGTACATAACCATCCAAACCGTAGTAGGAGATTTAACAATGGCAAACATCTGGGAACATCCATCCAAAATTGCACAGGAAGCACTGCTCCATCTCGAAGACTCCCTTGTTATTGCGCCACTGTGCGCCATGGACAAGACTGCGGAGTTTACCACCCGCGCCAGTGGTTGGAAAGTTGGGGACACTGTGACCTTCCGGACTCATGGCGAGTACAACGTCGATGAGTTCCAGACCACCATCGCTACGCAGAGTATTCGTTCGTCCACCCGTCCGCTGACCATCGAGAAACATTTCGACATCTCTGTTGAACTGACTGCAAAAGAGCTTGCTCTGGATCTGGACAGCTTCTCCGATCAGGTTCTGCGCCCTTCCATGTATGCTCTGGCAGAGCGTTGTGATACCTATCTGGGCACCAAGATCCTTCAGGCCGCTGGTCTGTATGTGTCCGATGATCTGCTCGCTTCTGCTGCTGATGTTGCACTTGCACGGAAGGCGGCTATCATCCAGCAGTTGTCCATGAATCGTTACAGTCTCGTTGACCACGATCTGGAAGCAAAACTGCTTGGCCAGACTTGGTTCAACCAAGCCCAGACCCGTGGACAGGAAGGTGTTGAAACCCTGAACACCGGTCGCCTTGGCCGTACCATGGGCATGGACTGGTTTGCATCTATCGCATTCCCGACCAATGTGGTTGGCCATACAGCAGGCGCAGGCACTGCACTTGTCAACAATGGCACTGGCGGCAATACCAACAACCAGATTGGTGCTACCACGTTGACTATTGATGGTGGTTCTTCTGGCGTGTTCAATGCCGGTGATCGTCTGCGTGTTGCTGGTCTTCGTCGCCCGCTTATTGTCAAGACCACCACCAGTGCACTGAATACCCCTGTCACTTCGGTTGAGTTGGTTGATCCCATCACTGAGATCGTTCCTGACAATGCTGCAATTACCGTCATTGGTTCTGGTCAGTCTCTGATCTACCATGGTGCTATCTTCGATGACAAGGCACTTGGCGTTGCATTCCCGATGCTGGATCTGCCTGAGTCCGAGTCTGCTGGTATTGCTTCTGCAAACGGCATCAATGTTCGTATTGTCAAAGCATACGACATCAACACGAAGAAGACCACCTTCTCCATGGACTTCATGTGTGGCGCGTTCATGCTTGATCCACGCCACGTGACTCTGCTGGCCGAGTATTAATAGACAGCAGTTATTCCAAGAATTCTGAAAAGGAGATTTGACATGATTATGTATAACGCCGAAGGCGTAGAGGCTACTGTACTTCCTGAGCAGATCGAACCTATGCTCGCTACTGGATGGAGCAAGACTCCTCCGAAGAAGGAAGCCGTTCCCACTCCCGTCAAGGCAGAAGCCGAACAAGCGGATACTGGTGAGAAAGAGGCCGATCAGCAGGAGTCTGTTGAGACGGACACTCCCCGGAAGATCACCATCAAGAAGAAGAGTAATTAACTGCCATGGCACTTGACGCTACGATTGGCGGATACACTGCCAACTCATATGTCACAGTGGAAGAGGCTGACGCATACTTCTTGGATCGGATACATTCTGAAGATTGGAGTGTATCCGTTCCAAAAGAGCAAGCCTTGATCACTGCTTCTCGTATGCTGGACTGGTACTTGAAGTTCAAAGGCTACAAAGCTGATGCTGAACAGGCCATGGAGTGGCCAAGAGTTGAAGTGACGCTGAGTAGCGGATACGAAGTGAGCAGTACAATTATTCCAAAAGCAGTAAAAGTTGCCACTTTTGAAATGGCATTGGCAGTACTGGCCGAGGATCGTTCGTTGGATGATGATCTTGCAGGTCTTGCACATGTACAGGCAGGTCCACTGGTAATCAAAACAGCACAGGGTATCCGCCCCGCTGCAAAATCACCAGTGCCCGACAGAGTGAAAGAATCACTGCGCGACTATATCCGGGGTAGCGGTATTAGCGTAGTTTGGCTGGAACGAGCATAATGGCACTGAAAGATACTTTCCAGAAGATCCCGGTAACGATATTCAAGGTGTTCAAAAGCCTTGTGCGTGGGGTTTCTTATGTGAAGACGGCAGATGATGGATTCACCGCCCCGGTGGTAACTGCTGTGCCAATGGACGCATTGATCATTTCTACGACAGGGATTGATGTCACCCGCCTCTCGTTCTATCATTTGATTCAACCTTTGGATAAACTTTGCTACCTGAAAGGAGTGGATGTCTCATTTGAAGTTCAGAATGGAGATCGTATTCTTGATGGTACTGATGCATTTGAGGTAAAGGCGTTTGATGTGGATGCGGCAGGTGCACTGTACACACTTCTGGTAAGAGGAATCCTCTGATGAAACTGGATAAATTTGGACAGCGCATTCTCGAATCCCGCAAACGATTGAATATCAACATCTACACAAGGGTGACTCCTGCTGTTGCCAGTATTGCGGATGATCTGAAATTGCGATCTCCAAAAGATTCAGGTCAGTTTGCTGCTGGCTGGCAAGTGCTTCGACACTCAACCATTACTCGCGGCGGTGGATACAAATTCATCATCACCAATTCAGGGACAAACTACGGTTACTATTTGGATACAGGGGCAGAACTTGGCGGACCTCCTTGGTACTGGCCACGTGACGATGCTGCTGTAGCTGATGGTGCTACGTCGAACTCTGGAAAGTTGATATATGCGAATGGACGTGTGTGGGCTGGTGGTCGCACACAGCCTGAGAAGCATGTAGTGGGAGGCATCATTGATCCTGTTCTGTTTGACACTGATTCAGAACGTGCAACGCGCAATCAGGATAAATTAGTGGAAGCAGTCGCTATTGCGGTCATGGAGTCGTTATGAAAAAACGTGTACTCGCATTAGCAGAAATCAAAAGACGTATAGCTGCAGCAAAGACTGCTCTGGGGATAAAGACCTTCAGGCATAATGTGCGCACTCCAATCCTCAAAGAAGATTTGGTAGCACTACTGGTGTTCGATGGGATTGATGAGATTGTGGAAAAATCAGCACGAAATGCTACTGGTTATCCACAAAAACGCATTATGGAAGTTGCTCTGGAGATCATCCACTTGGCAGATCCAGCAGTTAGCATATATCAGAGGTACAACGATGTGCGTGCAGTCGTGTTGGTTGATCCATGGCCTGTTAAGTTGGAAAATGGATCTCCTGATGGGATGACAATGCTATCAGAACTCCGTGCAGAAGGACCATCCGGTTATGGATTACCGGATGTGGAAGGGATTAGACTTATTTTGGGACTCAGTTATACCGATGACGGTACAATTTAACAGGAGATTTACTCATGGGAGCCGAAAACTACACTCTCGGAAAAGGCATCGTTTACTTCAACCGCAAGAATATGTCCACTGGTTTGTATTCTGGTGAGCGTGATCTTGGTAACGCCCCTGCCTTCTCGTTCAACATCGCCATTGAAAAACTGGAGCATTTCAGTTCGCGTGGTGGTCTGAAAGCGAAGGATAAACTGGTCATTTCGCAGATGACCCCTTCTTGTTCGTTTACTCTGGACGAGATCAGTGCAGACAACCTCGCCTTGCTGTCCATGGCGGACATTGTATCTGTCACCCAAGCTGCCGGGACTGCCACCAATGAGGCCGTAACGGCTTATCAGGGCAAACGTGTGGCTCTGGCCAAGCGTGCTGTGTCTGATGTCGTTGTCACCAACGTGGCGGGTACTACCACTTATATCAATGGTACGGATTACCTGCTCGATACTACCCTGAAAGATGATGCTATTGGTCGCGTCTACTTCCCGGTGGGAAGTTCCATTACTGATGGCACTGTTGTGCACATTGATTATTCTTATGCGGAAACTACCTACAAGGAGGTTCGTGCCTTCAAGAATACTCAGGTTGAGGGCATGCTGCGCTTCGTTTCGGATAACCCGGCTGGTAAGCAGCTTGAGGTTCAGATTTGGCGCGTATCGCTTACTCCCTCTGGTGACACTTCCATGATCGGTGATGACTGGTCCACACTTGGATTCTCGGGTGAGGTTCTGAAAGACGAGTCTGGGCATCCGAATTCGCCCTACATGTCCATCATCATGGACTAACAGCCAGCGCAGCACGCAGTAAGAAAGATGGAATAAGAGTGGAGCCACATGCAGTGGCTCCACTCTTCAGTATCAACCAAAGAAGAAGGAAACAACCATGGCACGCAAGGTACGCAGACTCAAACCCGAAACTATTTCCAGCCTTTTCTCTGTTTCGCAGGTTTCCATTGGTGATGAAGAAGTCACCATCCGTCCATTGGCATTGATTCAGTGGATTGAACTCATCTCCAAGGTCAATGCAATGACCGACAAGTTCTCTGAAGCCGGTATCAACTGGACAAACTATCAGAGCAACGAATCCCTCGTAAAACTCGTTTCCATCATTCTGAGTAATTTCCCTGAAGTTCTGGAAAATGCAACTGGCATTGCACAGGAAGACTTGGTGGAACTCCCCATCGAAGTACTTGTGGATCTCCTCTCTGCTGTGATTGAGATCAACATCAAATCCAAGGACGTGCTGCTAAAAAACTCGCAACGCTTAACCGAGATGTTCAAGGGCCTCGAAAAGACGAGTTTGGTGGAATAGAATTAGCATTCCAAATGCTGATTTCGCATGGCCACTCTTGGTTAAGCATCCAAAGTTATACATTAAATGAGATTGGAATATTCCTGAAAGCGGTTCTTGTAAAGGAGGAACGGGACAGAATAGGCCAATTCTCATCAAGCTGGCTTTCTACGCATCTCAATCATAAGGGGTATGAATCCCATATGAGGGATATGCAGAAGGAGTTGCAGCTACTGTCATCCAATACTGTCCGGAAGCCCGGAGAGCTTACACAGGATGATCTTGAGTCTGAATGGAAGAGGTTCGCAACCGCAATATCTGGAGCGAGATAAGAAATGGCCACGCAACAAACACGCACATTGAAAGTTGAGATAGACATCACTGGAAAATTTGATGAGAAGTTACAGGGTCTATCAGAAACTATCACTTCCATACAGAAACTCGTAACTGATGTAAAAAGCAGTATTTCAGGCATAGGCACTTCTATCAATGCGATAGTGGTGCCTAAGTCGTTTTCAAACCTTGTAACAGATATCGCTAAACTTGGTGCTGTCAAGATCCCAAACCTTGAGGGTTTGGCAAAGGGTTTTACCAGCCTTGATAAGATCAAAGGAAACATCCCTGATCTGCAACCTTTTGCTGATGAGCTTCAGAAATTATCAAAGGTAGGTACGCTTCCTAACCTCCTTGCTATATCCAAGGGATTCGAGGGTTTTATAACGATCCTTGGCGGCAAAGGAAAGAATAAGATCCCTGATTTATCCAAATTCAAAAGTGAACTGGACCAGTTTGCTGGTATTTCACTTCCAAACTTGGGACAACTTGCAAAAGGGTTTGAGACTCTGTATGCGTTGTCTGCGAAAGAGGGTGGGACCAGCCTCAAGACTATTGGGAAAGAACTGCGTTCTCTCCAGAATATAAAACTTCCAAATTTTTCACAACTGGCGAATGGGTTTAAGACACTCAGTGAGTTGGATTATTCTCAGACAAGTCTTTCCATTATCAAACGTGAGTTGCAGTCTTTAGAGAAGATTACACTCCCAAATTTTGGACAGATTGCTAACGCATTTAAATCACTGAGTGGTTTAGATCATTCTGAGAAGAGCCTTTCCCTTATTAAGCGGGAATTGATGTCTCTTCAAGGCATTAAACTTCCCAATTTTAGCCAGATTGCAAATGGATTTAAATCCTTGAACAATATGTTTAAGGAAGATGCTACCAGTATCAGCTTAAAGAAATTTGCCGATGAACTAGCACATTTTGCAGGCGTAAAACTCCCCAATTTCGGACAGATTGCTTCTGGATTCAAGACTCTTGCGGAGTTAAAGACCAATATCCCTGATCTGAAGCCATTTGCAGATGCTCTGGGAGCATTCAAAGACATTAAACTTCCGAATTTTGGACAGATTGCTTCTGGATTCAGAACCCTTGCCGAAATCAAGAATATTCCAAATTTGCAGCCTTTTGCCGATGCTCTGAAACCACTTATGCAGATGAGTGGCACCCTTCCTAACTTTGGACAGTTCTCCAAAGGTATGCAGGAATTGGCAAAAGATACACTGCGTATGGATCTTGTTGTTCAGCGACTGTCTACCCTTGGGCATGTGCTCCGTAGTTTCAGTGGATTGAATGTCAACATCGACATGAAGAAGATTGCGGACGGTATGGTGCGTCTTACCGGTGCCATTGCTGTTCCACAGGCCACAATCACTAATATTAATGAACTTGTCACTGTTGTAAAGCGGCTGGATAGTATAAAGATTCCAAACATTGAGCAGTTGGCTGATGGGCTTAGGAAATTTAAGACTATAGATATAGGTGTTGCTGTATTAGGACTTTCGGCACTTGTGCCGGTGATCCAGCAATTTACCAAGGATATGCATATTCCTAATCTGCTGCAATTTGCGGTTGGGTTGGAAAAAATAACGAAAATCAATGTAGCCACTTTCAAAGATAAGCTGATTGAGATGAATAAGGCCATAGCTGACCTTGCAGCTAATGGTAAGCTGATGGATTTTTCAGCATTTGCACAGCAGGTGGATAAAGTATCCAAGGTTCTTATAGCGCAGGCGCAACATAATGCAAAACTGGCTTCGCAGATGGGGACTACTTCCAGAGCCGTAGCTGAGGCTGGTACGGTTTGGGATAAATTCAAAGCAAAGATGAGTACGTTCGTGCAGTACAGGGTAATCTCTGATTTTATCAATGGATTACGTGACTCTGTAATGCAGATTATTCCGAATATTATCAATTTTGATCAATCTCTGAAGGATTTGCAGGCTATTTCTGGAGCTACCGGTCTGGAAGTATCCAAAATGTCTGATACCATCAAGACCCTTGCTAAAGATACAAGATTCTCTGCCGGAGAAGTGGCACAGGGCCTGACAGTCATTGCGCAGGCAGGTTATTCAGCAGCAGATTCCATTAAGATGATCAAGTCTATTTCTGATCTGGCTACCGGAACATTGTCTGATATGGCCTCTGCCGTGGATCTGACTACTTCAGTAATGACTGTTTTCGATATTGATGCGAGAAATACAGCACAGGCTGTAGATACACTGGCTAACGCGATAAACCTTTCCAAGTTGGATGTAGATCGTCTGAAAACGGCATTCAACTACATTGGCCCGGTTGCGGCTGATGCTAATATATCATTCAATGAAGTCGCTGCAAGTATGAGTTTGCTTGCCAACAGCGGACAGAAGGCATCCACGATTGGTACTGGTCTACGGAATGTGTTCTCCTTGCTGCTTTCCCCCTCTGAGGATCTGCAGAGAGCAGCAACTGAGGCAGGTATTGCGATAGAGCAGCTTGATCCACGAATTACCCCGTTCACTGAGGTCATTCGGAATTTGAGTCCTATTGTTGGCGATGCACAGCATGCATTGGATCTATTTGGAAAACGTGGATCTTCTGCCGTTCTTGCACTGACTCGGAATGTTGGTGAGTTTGATCAGATGCTAGGCGTTATTGGAAAATCTGGAACTGCTGCAGCTATGGCAGCAACACAGATGGAGGGACTTGGGGCATCTTTCAAGAATCTGAAGTCACGTGTGGAGTTACTCGGAATTGCACTTGGTGAGAATGGTGTTACGGGACCACTGCGGGTGCTTATTGATATTGGACGTGTTCTTGCAACAGCAACGACTGCTATGATTGACACCGCATTTGGTCGTTTGATTATTAGCGCCGCTGCACTAGCTGCTACGTTGGGAGCACTTGGTGTTGCTCTTGTTGGTATAAAATGGCTTGGATCAACGACATTGGTTCTGGGATTTGTGGATGCATTAAAGCCACTCATCACTGGATTTCAAACTGCCATGTTGGCATCTACTGGAATGACTTCTGCTATCACTATAATGGGAGTGGCATTTAATCCAGTAGCATTGGCAGCATTGGCAGCGGCAGGAGCACTTGCCATTTTTATCTCGTCCGCTAGAAATTATGGAAAAGAAATGGCAGAGGCTGTTAAAGCCTCCGATAAGTTTGCAGACATTGCAGAACGGATTAAGTCCTTCAAGGAAGCCACTGCCAATATGGAAGAGGGCAGCACTGAGTTCAAATCAAGCATAAAATCCTTCAGAGATGAATTACTTGCGTCTGCTAAGGACATGCCATTTTTGGCAGCGGAGTCATTGCAGGCAGCAAATTCCATTGATGTGCTAAATGGAAAATTCATTGATGGTGGTGCTGCTGTTGAGGCATACCAACAGAAGATGAAGGGGCTACAATCTGCCAAGTTGGCAGAGGCCGCAAATATATCAGTTGACAGTATGTTGGAAGGTACTGATTTTGGTTCCCGTTTCTTAGACTCTACCAAGGGTGTGTTTGATACTCTTGGTATCTTTTCCAAGCATATGCTCAACTCCGCTGCGAATTCTCTGATGTTTTGGAGAGAGGGGCAGTTGGAAATGTTTGAGGATTTCACAGCCAAGTTGGGCGATAATTGGAAACGAGTAAAGCTGGGCGACACTATTGCGAAGTCTGTTTCAGAGGGAAAATTGTCCTTCAAAGAAATGGGCGATTACATTGAGAAGATGGGCGTGCCTATTACCGCGCAGGAAAAACGTCTGAAGGCAATGTATGGAACATGGAGTGAGCAGTCCGCTGGCGTATTACGCAATCTCATGGAGGTGAATGGGGTTACATTATCACATCCAGTAGAAATGATCGAACAGCTTGGAAAAGGGGCAGATTTATCAAAGGCTGCATTAGATGGTGTTGTCTCCATGTTCAAGCAGATGCAAGATGCAGATACTTCTGGCATTGATGTTTGGACAAAAGATTATAAAGGCATAGAAAATGCTGAAGATGCTGTAAAGAAGTTGATGGGTATTTATGGACAGTATAAAGATCAAATTGTCACTACAGGTGAAAAGGAGCAGCAGGCGGCGGCAGTACGACTGGCTGGATACGAGAGAGAGCGATTTGCAATAGCCCAGAAGAAAAAAGCCATTGAGGATACATATAAGGCCGAGTTGCAAGCTGCTGGCGGTGATTCTGGGAAACAATCACAGGCGCAGATCAGGCAATTGGAATCTTTGAGGCAACTGGAGGAGCAGCGTAAAGATCTGAATAAAAGGATATATGATGATGAAGCTGCACACTCGTTGAATAGCATCCGCCTTGCAGAGAATGCATACAACAAGACTATAGAGTTGAATAAGGCCAAGTTCAAAGAAGGCTCTACGGCATTAGCTTCTGCAAATGCTACAGCATTGACAACATTCAAACAGGCAGTAGATAAAGCAGTCACTACGGTTTATGAACCAAAGGAGATCCTTACAAGGCAGAAAGCATTCCACGAAGAATTGGAAAGCTACTACACCAAGTATACTGCCAGTATTCAAAATCAAGCTACGCGGAATGAGATTAGTCAAGTTGAGTCCAATATCAGAATCCTTGCATCTGAGGAATTGAAGTGGAAACAGATTGCAGCAGAAGCAGAGGATGCGTATGCAAAAATAGCAGCATCGGCAAAGAAAGGAGATCCTGAATTTGATAAAGCAAAAGCAGCCATGGATGACTCACAAGCCAAGGTTGCTGAGGCTGAGGCTAGGAAATTAGCTGCCATTCAGGATATGCGTTATGCCGAATTGAAAAAGATACAGGATGCTGAGATCTCGCAGCATGAAAAGTTTAATGCACAGCTCCTTGCTGTAGAATCGTTGCGGCATGCACAGGGGAAGACCACTGATCGCCAGTATCAGGATATTCAATTCAATATCCAGAAGGCACATTATGCCAAGATGATCAAGTTGGCTGAGCAACACGTTGCTGCTCTTAGTGCACGTGGGTATCGCCCTGATAATAAGGAATATCTGGATGCTTTGAAGGATTTGGAAAATGCAAATATAAAATCCAATGAATTCATTGCGCAGAATGCTATCAACATGGCAGAGCGGGCAAGGGAAGATGCACAGAAAATCCGTGACAGAGAGTTAGCTGATATCCAGAAAATGGAGCAGGTTAAGCTGCATGAGATAGCTGTATCTGAAGCAGCGGGCACACTCACTATGGAAGAAGCCGAGAAGCAACGATATGCCACGGCTGTCGAATATTTTGAGAAACGCAAGGCTACTCTTGAAGGACAAAAGATAGAATTGCAGACTTCAGAAGCTGGGGTAGATGTTGATGCTGTTGAAAAAGTAAATAATAAGTTGAAAGAGTTGGATGCTGATCTGTTGGAATTCAAGAACAAGAATCTGGAAGAGTATACCAAAAAGCACCGCAAGACTGAGGAAGAGATTGCTGAATATACCGGAGCAAAAGGGAAAATTGCAAGGGAAACTCAGGAGATAAACTCAAAGCGTGAAGCTGCGAATAAGAAACTTAATGGTGATCTTGAAAAACTGGAAAAGGATCTCACGGATAAGCGATATGATATAAATTTAGATCTTCAGAAAAAGTTAGCTGATCTGAATAAAGAGCGCGTAGACAATGAGAAGCAGACCGCTGCAGATATTGCTGGAATTCATTCTACTGCACAAGATAAGATTGATAAGGTTCGGCAGCGCGGAATGTCTGATAGGCAAAAGGCCGTTGATAATGAGCGTATAGCCTCTAATAAGTATGCAGAAGGAATGGCACTCATCAGTCAGGCTGAGAAAGAACATGATGCCGCCAAGCTCGAACGTGGAAAACAACTGATTAATCAGTACAGTGATATAGTAGCAGAACGCAAGAATGATCAGGCAGCTATAAATGGAATACGTGAAGCAGAAGCGGGATTGGTAAAAGCTGCTAATGTGGAAAAGAAAATTAAGGATAATGAGACACTGATCAAACAGAAAGAAGCTGAGGCTGATGCTACAGATAAGATTAAAAAAGCCGAGCGTGATAACACAGACAAGAAGGGAGAGCTACTGCGAGGATATACCGCAGAGATGAAGGAGCAGGATAGAGTAGCGAAAGCGTCATTGGATAAACTGAACGCTGAACTGGAAAAGCTGCAAGAAAAGGACGCTGTATGGAAGTCAATCCTTGAATCAATGCGGCAGGCAGGAGGAACAGGGGATACTACTCTTGCAGCAACTCCTCCAGCATCCAATAACTATGGTACGAAAGTATCCACTACTGGGAAGGTTGCTCCGAAAGGGACTACGCTACAGACTGGAGGACAGGCAAAGGTAAGTACGGATGGAGGGGGTGCAGGTGGACTTGTCAGTGACTTGGGGAAGGCCAAGCAGGTAGCAGGAGAGGTAGGCCAAACATTTGGTTCTTCTATGGCCGAGGGAGCAGCAAAAGGCGGCGAGGCTGTCGGAGGCATGTTCAAACGGGTAGAAACTGATGGTACTGTCGCATGGAGCAATGTTCAGGCAGCGCAGGAACGCGCCATTGATCCATCCATAACGGCTAAGTGGGGAGAAGGGGCTGTTTCTACTATTGAAAATATTGGAGGACAGGCCGTACAGGTTGTTCGTGATCAGTATGGACAGTTGCTTGAGATCTTTGGAGATGGTGTAAACATAAAAGTGCAGCGTGATCCAAACGCATATGATCCCACCAAAGAGATTCCGAGCGAAGTAAGTACCACCGTTAAATCCAATACAGCGGATGCTGTAAGCAGTATTCATAGTCTACAGCAAGAGTATGATTCACTTGTTCAGAAGGTTGATGGCGCATATCTACTTCCGCCTGATTCATCTTCGCAAGTTGAAGCAGTAAAGAGTAAGTTCGCTGAATTGTTCGCTGTTGCCTCTGATGTTACTCCGCAGCAACGTGTACAGGATATGATAACCACACTCAATTCCATGGGTGAACTTCCCATAGATAAATTTAATGCATATACCACAAGTATTGTCAATGCTGCTAATAGTGTGGATGGGCTGAATGCCGAACTATATTTGATGGGGCGCAATAGCGAGGGTGCTGCTGTCCAAGGAATACGGCTGGTAGATGATCTTGGAAATGCAGTCACTTCAGTATCGTCTGATATTAAGAGTAATCCATTTGAGTTAGGATTTGACGCTTCTGATGTAGTAGTGGGATTAGATAATTTACAGGGATTGGCGAACACATTCAAAGGTACGGTTGAGGAGCCGATTGTTCCAGTATTGCAGCCAGCAGGTGTAAAGCAGTCTTTGGCCGAAATTCAGGCGGAAAAGGATAAGCTCAATGCACCATTGGAACCAATGGCAGTGGATGTTACAGGCAAAGAGAAGATTACCGAAGCTGTTGCTGAAGCTAAGAAGATTGAGGATGAAGAGGCCACATTGGATGTTGATGCAAACACAGCCAAGGCTGAAGCCAGTGTCGATGCTGTATCCGCAAAAATAAAGGATGTGGAAACAAGTATTCCAATTGATGCTGATACTTCAGGGGTGGACAGTGCACTGGATGCTGTTGCAGCAAAGACGAAGGATATGCCAGCAGTTGAGGTAGATGTCGTATCTACCACTGAGTTGGATGAAGTTATCACGAAATTGGAAGAACTGAAGAATAAAAAAGTGTCAGTAGATTTTGAGGTGAAGGGCAGTAAAGAGGTCATTGACACATTGGAGGCTATTAATAAGGCTGAGAAGTCTATAAATATAGCAGTAAGTGCCACAGTTGCTGGACAAGAACAAGTTAATACGCTGCAAGAGGTTCTTGCCAAGATAGTAGACAAGACTGTAAAGGTTACAGCAGAAGTGTATGGTATGGATAGACTTGCAGCACTGAAGACTGCTATAGATAATTTGCGGGACAAGACCATCACTGTGACTACAAATTATGTGACGAATAAAGCAGGAGGCGGTCTTGTAGCTCTTGCCACAGGTGGGCATATTCAGGCATACGCTGATGGCGGATCTGTCTTTAAGCGTCTATCCAATAGACTCATCACTACTGGATCTGGAACGAAAGATGATGTTCCTGCTATGCTGATGAAGGATGAATTTGTCCATCGTTCTGCGGCTGTCAAGAAATATGGTGTACGTTTCATGCACATGATTAACAGTTTGCAGTTCCCAAAAGATCTTGTTCCACAATTTGCAAATGGTGGATTGGTTGGCGATGCTGTTCAGTATTTTGCTAAGGGCGGACAGGTGATGTCATTGGCAAAGAAAAAGCTGTTTGAAATACTCGGTCTTGGATCTGGAGTGAATATAAATGTTGGTGCATTCAATGTCCATTCTGAGATAAATAAGGTGGCCGAGGGAATAACTGATCCAATTGGAATCAATGCCCTCGCGTCCATGACCAAGGGATATGCAGATGCTGTCAACACATTTGCCACTGGTGGAGGCATTGATACTTCCGCTGTCATGTCTCAGGCTGAGTTGAACAAACTCACCAACGAGTACAACGCACAGATCCTTGCAGCAAAAGCAGCAGGAAATGAAGAGATAGCTGCTATATTGGAAAAAGAAAAACAGGATTTGGTGGAATTAGCAGAGACTCTTGCAGCTAACCTTAAAGCACTTAAAGATGAGTATGAGACTCAGGTAGAAGAGCGCAAACAGGAATATGCAGCAGAGAAGGAAGAGCGAGATATTGCATATAATGAGCGTAAGACATCTGAGGAACGAGATTACAAGGAGCAGGTAGAAGATGACAATCGTGGATATGCACGTGATGAATTCGATTATGCCAAGGAGCAGCGTGAAAAAATAGAGGACTTCAATAACTCAGTAGCTGAACTCGATGAAGATCTTGTTAAATCCAAAGAGGAACATACAGATGAGCTACAGGAAGCAGAAGCTGCTGTAAAAGAATTGGAAGAAAAGGCACGCAAATTCAAACAGGACTTAGCTGCAGCGGATGGACGGCTTCCAAGTGGACTAGCAGGCAGTGCTTATATTGACAAGATGAGTATAAAGTCTCTGCTTGATTTCGTATACCTAAAGTCAAAACCCACGCTAACGAATCGTGCGGGTGAACTTGGAACACGTACAGTATTTGAAAAAGAATTATATGATAAGGCTCTTGCTGATTGGAATAAGGATATAGCGGACCCCCTGAAGGAAGCCAGAGCTAAATACGATGAACTTTTAGAGAATACTCCAGAAGCGGAACATGATAAAAAATTAGGGGAGTTGACTGTATCCTTTGCCAAGGACAAGGAGGACTCAGACCTGTCACGTGCACGCTATCTTGAAGATAAAGACATTGCCATATTCCGCAGGGATCGAGCATATAAGGAGAGCCGTGCTGAAGCAGATAAGCAGTATAAGGAAGAGTCCGATGAATCCGATCTGTCGTTGAGGAATGACTTGGCAGCATATAAGACGCAATATGAGGAGTCGGTTGCAGAGGCATTGAAATCAAATGCCGATGAAGTTACACGAGTGAAGGCAGATGCAGCAAAGGCATTGGAAGAGGCGAAGCGTAAACTAGCTGAGAATCTTGGAAGTATGAAGGATGACTATGTGGCCAACACTGCTAGTATATCTAGTAGCCGTCCTACAGCAGCTCCTGCTATGAATAGTACTCCGGGCGTAGCTGATACAGTGTCTGTTCGCAAATTTGGTATGTCCATAGAGGAATTATTGAAGCGTCTTGGAAAAGGCATACTGCGCTTCAATACAGGTGGTCTTGTTCCATTTGTACGTGGGGCTAAACGCGGGGCAGACTCCATTCTTGCAAAGCTGTCTCCTTACGAGTATATTATAAGAGAATCAGCAGTAAAGGCACTCGGAGTACCTTTCTTGGATGCTATAAATAATCTGCAGATTCCTGCATTTAGTAATGGTGGTGCTGTTACTGAATCCAGTCTGAGTTCATCTATGTCTAAAGTAGTACATGCACTTGATCTGACATACAATGGATCGAATATTGGGGAATTAACAGGAAATCAGATGACGGTTGAGGGCTTCATTGAGGCACTGAACATGGCAAAATTGAGGAGTTGATGATGGCTGTTTACGACGATTATCAGTATAAACTGTATACGGCTTTGCCGCAGACTGTCTTCACTGTTGATCTTCCAAAAGATCTACAATGGACTGATGAACTTACATGGAATAAGGTTGAGCAGAGTGTGGGGTACAGCTTAACTGGAAGTTTGCTCATCGAGGAAGGTGTGAAGCAGAAAGGACGGTATATAACTCTTGCTGGTATGGATAATATGGCATGGATTACCAGAGAGCAAGGGATCGTCCTGATGGCTATGGCAGATTCAGCAGGTTTGATTATGACGCTGGAATTTGTGAATAGGTTTTCACCTTTTGATGTTCTTTTCTCCTACGCTGTTATGTTTCGGCATTTTGAAGCACCTGCTGTGGACATACGTAGAATACAGCATTGGGATCAGTATGAGGCTGGTGCTTATTATATAGTCAACTCTATCAAACTTATGGAAACACTTCCTTACGGAGTATGAACATGGCAGAGATTAACAAAACAGACATCCAGTTCAAAGCATCTCAGCGTCTGGACGACACAGAGCAGGGTGGCGGACAGATGACATCGGTTGTGATTGAATCTGGTGCCGTCAATAATTTATTCCCTGATATATCTCGTCTTGATCGTGTGTATGGGCGAGTGTCTCTCCGTAAGGCGTACATAGCAGTGAATACTGAGTCACGTGTTACTTACTATGGAGCGCACGCTGTACTTACTCAGCAGGTTGACGATCCAAATGTATCAGTTGCATTCTATTCTTCAAAGGATTGGTTTGATACACGTGAAGAAGCAAAGAACAGGATGGAATCCTATTTGGTCAAAGGTCCGCAGTATATGGCCGCACTGTGGGGAAGTCATTATATCGGATCTAAAAATCTTACACTATTCACGAATGTGGATAATACATCCCCTGTTATTGGAGAGGTTCTTGTCCTAGTACAGAATGAGGGATTGGCCACTGAGAAAAAACAGTATTTGAGGATAACGGACGCATCATCTGAGATACGTGAATTTGTGTATGTCAGCACTGGGGCGGTATATAAGCGCCTCATTATATTTTTATCTGTCAGTGATATGCTGCGGCATGACTTCACTGGGGATGAAGTACAGTATTCTGGAGTATACACAAGTACTGGAACTAAGATATATACGACAGTAGCTGCGGATGCTTCACGTTATTATGGAGTTGCAAAGCTGGTAGAAGCTGCGAATGTCAATGAGTTACAGATTAAAGTGGATTCAATCAATGCAAAGCTGGTCCCATCTGCTCAGTCTGAAACAGCGATTGTGGACGCTGGCGCAGGCACACTGATTACACCACTTGTCCAAACGATGGACCCATTAACGTCCATTACCCGCAGCATCTCGTATAGTATTTCTACGGGGGCCAAATTATACATCGGAGAAGGTATACTGCCGGGGACATTTGTATGGTCTGGTGGATATTCCCTTGTTGACGATGGCATGGGAAATATTTTGAATGGCAGTAACATTGTTGGCTCTATTGAGTATGTCAATGGAACTATTACATTTGGAACGATGACAGGGACACAAACAGGGTCTACTGGAACTGCGACATACGTTCCGGCAGTAACCCCAACAGAAGTTACAGATACAGGTGCGATTGAAGTACAGGCGGCAAATCGAGGGTTTACTTACGTGTATAATTGTGAACCTTTGCCAAAAAAAGGAACCCTCCGCATTGATTATATGTCGAGTGGCAAATGGTATACGTTGAAAGACCGTGGTAATGGATCACTAGCTGGATCTGATCCATCTATAGGTTCTGGACAGGTGAATTTTGTCACAGGATCTGTTGCTATGACTCTTGGAGCATTACCTGACATTGGATCGCACATTCTGTTGTTCTGGGGAAAGGATGCTCCATACTATGATCTATCAGGGGAAACTCTTCCTTTGATGTACTCCATGACAACAAATAATGAGGGTGTTACTCGGAACACGTTCAAGATCCGTTGGGGAAGTCCAGTTCAATGTATTATGGATAATGGAAATGGAGATCTTGTTGTTGGCACTGGAACCGACCCGAATTGGACAGCAAGTGCCACTGTTGTTGGATCTATCAAGTATGCTACAGGTGCTTGCGAGTTTGGAATTGGTCCCGCACAGAATGTGCCACTGTCTTCTGAAAGTTTCCATATTACATACTCATATGGGGATAAGTTCCAAGAAGAATTTAATCCTGGGCGTAATTTGGGACCAATACCGCCAGCAGGGACTGTCACATTCTACCTATCTAATACGCCGGTAAAACCCGGAACGCTCAAGATAGAGTGGCATACGGACCAAGAAGAATATGATGGTACTTCCGGTATCCGTAGACACATTGATCCCACATGGATTTTCACAGACGATGGTTCGGGTCTGTTCAAGAATGAGGTTGGGGATGGTATAACTAATTGGGTACAAGGTTCTATTGACTATGTGACAGGTGAAATCACATTCATGCCTGATCGTGTTGGTACATTTCCAGTTCCACTTTACATATGGTTTAAGACCGGCTTGTTCGACGAGAACCATGTTGAGTTGAAAGAATATAAATTCTCCAAGATGGCATATAGGCCAGCAGCATCTATCTGGCCGACAGATGGAATTATTGTTTGTGATTATTCTACCACTGATGGAAATAACGCGGATGATTACTATGTGAATCTCGGAAAGAAGTTTTTCATCAAGCGCACATCTAATTTGGAGATCATTCCCGGATCTGTCTCTATCATGGCAGGAACGATTTACATAAAGGATGCAGGGAATGGAAGACTGTTTAAAAATATTGTAGGTACTACTGGAGTAGGTACGGAAATTGGAACAGTTGATTATATTGGGCGTGTGTTGACTATAAACGACGATGCTGTAACTGCTCGTTCTATATCCATACGGAGCTGCGTTGGCACTGCCGCTATTGATCCTGTTTCCATGATAGTTTTCCGTTGCCCTGCCGCCCCTATCCGTAATGGTTCGTTTGGCATTAAAGCAACAATGGGAGATGGTACTGTCATCATGGGTACATCTGACTTCTCTGGGAATGTCACAGGTACTCATGTGGTTGGAAAGATCAATATAGATACGGGTATTGCGCGTGTATCATTTGGTGATTGGGTAACAGATACGTGGATCGGCCTTCCCGTCGAAGACCAGCCTGATTGGTATATCGGAGCAACAACGGACGTTCCAAATGGCAAAGTATGGAAACCCGTATCAGTGAGAGCTTCCACTATAAACTTCAATTGTGTTGTAACATCATACGTCCCACTGGACGCAGATCTGCTCGGACTTGATCCTGTGAGACTTCCTGTTGATGGCAAAGTACCAATCTTCCGGGATGGGTACATTGTTTTGATCCATAATACACAGAATGAGGAGATTGTAGTATCTGGGGCAGGTGCGTTGAATCCAATCTCAAGGTATCCAGTAGATCTGTTGGAAATATATGATGCTAATGGGAAATATTGGCCTGATGGTGGCAACTATTCAGTGAACTTACAAACTGGTGTTATCACCATACTTCCAACATATTCACTTCCTGCATTTGACCCTGATACTGGAGAAGGATATGCTCTTCCTTTGAAGGCTGTTCACCGTATAGAGGATATGAGTCTGGCTTCTGACGTTCAGATTACAGGTAACATCGCACTAACTTCTCCATTGACTCACAATTATCCAGCGAATACCACCTTTGTTTCAAGTGTGCTTCCAATTGGCGATCTTCAATCTCGTGCATATAATGAATTTGAACAATCAGTATGGTCTAATATATGGGACGATGCTCTGAACGGGAGTGCCCCATTGGCGAGCTATAATTTTGTTGACTATCCTATTATGGTAGTGAATAGGACATGCACAAAAGAAAGATGGCTTATTTTATTCAAGACCGCCACCACTGTCCGTATTGTCGGAGAAAATCTTGGTGTCCTCGCAGATGATGTGAGTATCATTACTGGAAATTATAGTCCAATAGATGGTAAATGGTTGGGTGATCCGGGATTCACTGGTGGATATATTGCGGTAAAGAATAGAAATTTTGGAAATGTTCCATACTGGTTTATGAACTGCGCTGGGTGTGGATCAGGATGGGCTGCAAACAACGGAATCAGATTCAATACTGGTGCTGCGAATTATCCGATCTGGATAGTACGCACAACACTGCAAGCACCTCCCACAGAGGCTGTTGATTCGTATACAATGCAAATCAGAGGAGATTCGGCCTGATGGGCGCTTCACGGATATTTACATCTGAAGATATAGGTGCTCCTGTTTTACATGGTCTGACGAACGGGAGTTTAAATGCGCTTCTTTTAGCATGCCTTGTTAATGGGTATGGGGATAAAGCACCGTTGGGCTGGACATGTCCTTTTTATGATAATTCCTTGAACGTGTATGTTTTTAGGAATAATCCAGTTCAAGGGAGTGGTATGTTCCTCCGGGTTGGTGATGGTGGAACATCTTTAATGTATGAGTTCACCTTACGTGCATACGCCAGTATGGGAAATATCCATTCTGGCATTTCTCCAATCCCATTAAATGGGTATTCTATAAATAAAAAAGGGTACGGGCAAGCTGCAAATATTCCATGGAAATTAATAGGGGATGATAGAGGGTTCTATCTATTTACCAGAAATGGGAATGCCTATTGGGCTGTTCGTGACGATTATGATTCATACTTGAAATATGAAGGATTATATGTTGGCGACATTATTTCAAGTGTAGCGAATACACGCATTTTGTATGGTATATTTGGAAATGCCTCAACATTATCAGGTATTCATTTCCCATCTGATTGTGGCGTGGCCATGACAACTCAGACGGACAATAATCAATTTTCAATGATAAATAAAAATCCAGTTACTGGAAAATTGATAGCCACATCAGTCAGGGTACTGCCTTTAATCCCATCTAGTTCTACGGCAGTTGGTTCGTGTAATCAGCAGTCAGTTATAACTACTGGAATACCACATTGTGCCGATACGGCTGTCATCGCCAATTGGGATATAGTTGGAAAATTACCGGGCATGTATTCACCCATAGTGAATTGGACATTACCCCAAAATAAGCAATTTTTTGTTGAGAAGTATTTTTCATACGGGCCGCATTTGTTTTTATTTCTTCCGCTTCTGTATCCTAGTGTCACGAATGGATATAATATGACAATGGCACGTTCTGTAGTTATAAAAATTGGAGATGGGTTTCGAGTATGAAATTAAATAAATATACCAAGAATAATCCATTCAGCCTAATTCCGTATGATGCTATCACTGCCCGTATACGGTTACATGGGACTGTGTATCCTGTTGGTAGGATTTGTACAGTTGTTGCATTCGTTCGCAATACGATGGATCTTATTGGAAGTACCATGGCTCGTCCAGATGGGACGTGGGAAATTATTGGTAATGAGTGTGCGGAAGAAAGTATATTCGTCACCTGTCTTGATGAAGTAGGTGAGTTTAATTCGGACACATTCGACAGATGTAGCCAAAGTACAGTTTCAATTCCATTTAATATGGAACAGTGGATAGATCCATTGCTTCATACTGAGTACCAGTTAGTTCCCTTGAATGGCCTATTTCAGTTCAATGCTGTTTCTGAAATAGAATCTATGTATGGAATTGATTACGTTTCTGTGGATGCAGATTCCAATGTCACAATGGCCAAGGATTCTATAATACAGAGCAGTATTCCCGCTCTACAGTACCGCACTGATTCCGGGTTGCCTATTTCTGCGTCTAAGGCGCATAAACAACATCTGCGAAAATACACTGGAAAACTTCCTTTAGACGTTTTGGGAGATGGAAGCTGTGTAGGCGTATATGATTTTGTTGCATGTGATAAGAATGACCGCCCCTATGTCACTCCATTTGACTTTGGAGTATCTCAGAGATATGAACGGAAGCCAATAGATGGATTTGATTTTGGTGGAAGATTTTTGAGTGGGGTATCCACTGGAAGGAATATGGGCGGCATAGATTATGCTATGTTTTTACCGCCTATAAATAAAGTTGGTTTTACTTTCTCTTTCATTTTATATCCTGTTGTATCATCTATTTATTCTACGGTATCTACCAATGACAATTATTTTATTAGAATAAAGGAGCCAATAACAAATGTAGATCTATTTAGCGTGGGAGCTACTTTCACCACATTGAATTTGAATGTGTTGCCGTCTGGTGCTGGGAATGTAAAGGTAACGACCACTGCAAAGATAGACATGGAAACTGCACACCATTTTACAGTTTCCATAACACCAACACATATATTAATATGGAAAAATGGGGTTCTTAACGTAAATACTCCATATACAACAACACCACAAAAGTATACAAATAATGGATTAATATTTATATTCGGCTTTGATTACACGTATTCAAGTTATTGGATGTGTAATCCTGTATTTGCAAACATACGGTTCTTCAATAAAGTATTAAATGACACGGAAGCACAAACAGTATACGATTCAGATTTTGGCAGCTTGAATATGTATCCATTTGTAATGGATACTTCTATTAAATTATTGGATGTGGATAATACCATTCATGGGGTTTGTCAATTTAAGACTACTCCTGATTATTATTTGGAGTTCAATAGAAATAAATTCATAACATATACAGATAATCTTAATTCCAACGCTGCCCTATCTTTCGGTGGCGTGGAATTTGGAACTGAAGGTATTGTATTGACAGGTATTTCTACTTTGCACAATGCCATATCCACGAATACAGTTGATTCGAGTACAGCTTTAGTGTCGCATGATATTAGTGTCTACGTTAAATTTAAGGCATCAAATGTAAGCAATATAGGAGTACAGACTTTATATAAGTCAGGTGATAACATCAATGGTATTTCCATATACATAAAAAATAAGAAGTTGTGTATGGCTGCAGTCAATAATACTGTTACGGTATCAGTGACATTCACAGAGTATGTATTGAGTAATGGACAATGGTATATCGCTGTGTACACTGATGGAGTATTTAACCTATACAGTATAGAATATGATTTGTTGGCTAGTGCAGCCATATCTGTAGGGGCAGGAGGGCCTTCAACAGACCAGCAAGCAGTGGGAAGTTCTGCAGGGACATCTGTTTTGACTGGTAGTGTAGGCGCTTCTGAATATTTTACAGGCACAATAAAGAAGATAGGTATCTTAGACAAAAATTCCTTATATTTTTCTGCGAAAGAGAGAAGGAAAGTGTACGTAGAGGATACCTCCACACTGGAGATGCTTCCAGTGACTGTGGATAATATAGATCCAGTTAATTCTAGTGCTGAGATGTATATACATGTGCCTGAATTATCCAATTCACAGGATAAAAATTTAAGGATGTACGTCTCTCCTGATTTTGTGGATAACCCGATCGCTGCCATAGGTGATGTTGCAGTGCCGTCTGGCGTCTCGACTGATTGGGATATGTTACAGGCGGCAGTGACAAATGACACAGCGTGTGAGTACAGTATCAGAAAACAATACAACACTAGGGCACTTGGTACAGTTGCCATCCCCTATGTGTCATATAATTTCCTTCCATATAGGTATGAATTATCTGGACGAAATAAGGAGACAGTGACACGTGTATCCGATTATTACAGAGATGCAAATGTCCGATTGAATATAAGGTATGGGGATGCATACAAGCCGGGATATTCCAGTAGGTTCTATTGCGAATTTATTTTGGGGGATAATGTAGAAGAGGTAGGATTCGGAGTATTTCATGGAGCAACATGGGACAACAGTTTTAATTTAGATGATCTAAATATTCGATTGGGTGTAAACATTGTATATCTGCTCTGTAAAGAGACAGAAACGCTTACGCCAAACTACGTATGTGCACCTGAATACACTGTCCCACTAATTGCCGGAACAGTTCTTCGTATATTAGTGGATTGCATGACGCATAAAGTCTATTTGGGGGTGAATAATCTTTGGTATCATAACTCATATCAATCCAATATATTCACTGAGAATATACAGTATGAAATGAATTCCATTCCCTTGATTATGGGATCTCAGCCTTTTGTCAGCTTAAAAGGAGTCAACGCTTCTGGTACATTCCTATTGAACAGAAATGAATTTAAATACCCACCAGCAGACATTAAGTTTGATGCACTTGGTGATAAAAATATAGTTCGTGAATTTGGGCCACGCCACGCAGCACTATATCTAGCCCCAAGTTCTGCGTATGCTTCCTTAATTCCCACACATCATAGGGCGTATCAATATGCACCGGGGATGTCCAGTGTAATTGGAACTTACTTCAAGTATACGAATGTGCAGTATTTGGGTAGGACGATACCAGCATATAATATAAATGCGGACGCTAACAACTTAATACGAATAAATCCAGCAGCAGCATTTTATCCAAATAAAGATTCCTTCACATTAGATTTTATATTTTGTAGGTACTCTCAAGCTAATGAAGCGCTATTTGGATCTTTCAATAGTGATGGAACTTCTGGTATATATGTGTATATAACGTATGATGGTGTGTTAGAATTTAGGTATTCTCCAGCACCAGATGTGACTCCAATATCCATACAATGTAGTACGAATATTAATGATTATGTACCGCACCATTTTGCGATGTGCTATGAGGCTGGAACTTTGTATTTATTCCTAGACGGTAATTTGGAATTAGTACGGGATATAAACACTGGTTTGTTTGGAACATCTGTATACAACACTTCTTTTGGAGTTGGGTGTGTTGGCGTTCCCAATAGTTACAGTGGTTATTTCAATGGCTGGATATCTATGTTTCGTGTTTATAATAATGTATGTAGATGGAAAACTAATTTTGATCCTGCTGATTTGCTGGACGAGTACATTCCAGATACACTTATGCCAGTTCTCATTGATACAGTTTTAATAAATCCAGAAAATGAAAGTACTCCCATTTTTGAATGTTTTGGACGTTCGTCCAATGCTTATGATAATAAAATAGTAAATATCCCGATTGCTGCACATGGAAAATATTATATTGAGTTTAACAGGGGCAGTTTTGTCGGGATATGTAATTATCTATTTAATACTTCTGCAAATTCTGCACTAGGAAGTAATCCAGAAGGCAATGACATAGCTGTTTCACAAACTTATGCACACCCAGTATATAAAGGAATAACATACAATACAGATAATTTTTTAGGCAGTGCATCTGCTGGATCAGCAGCGGGGGCAGGATCACGTACTATAGGAATTGCTATTGATACCGTAAACGAAGAAATATACATTAGATATAATGGGGCTTGGTATGCTGGTATATCTCCTGACATATCAGCAACAGGACTATTGGATATAGATTTGTCTCAATTATTTAACCTGCCATTATTTCCTTGTGTGTACTTAGCATCGGCAAACACGTACACAAGTATTACCTTAGATTCCAAAGATTTTGTATTTGCCCCACCTGTTGGGTATTCAGATTTACGTGGAAATATAGCAGTCGATATATTTAGTCATAATCCAATAGTACACAATGCATCCATATATTTAGAAAATTATGCAAAAACATCTGATCAATTGGCCAGCGGATATAATCCTATTAATGTACTAAAACCATGGAGTATGTTGTTACCTTTTGGGGGTAATATGCAATATAACTCATGGGTTATGAATGCCGGAACAGGGATTGCAAAGTTCAATATAGAGGCACGGACATCATTTATATTAAATAGATTGTTCCTTTTAAATTATGGAATAGATTATTATGGTCCAGCGAATGGAATAAAAGAATTCACTCTATATGGAACAAATTCCATAACTGCATTTGATAATGTAGATTACTCCAATTTAGATAATTTGACTTTTCTTGGTGATTATACTGCACTTCCGTATTCCATAAGAGAGCATGGACAGGTATTTAAGGTGGATAATTCCACACCATTCCTGTACTATGTCCTATGCATCCACAGCAATCACGGCGGACCATATCTCGGATTTCACTATATAGAATTACAGAGGCATGATGAGGTTGCATTTAATACCAATGCAATCCTATATGCTGATATAGATTCCACAAAGGTTGAGGTTGATTCTCTTAATGTTCCAGTAAAAATTAGATTTGGGAGTGATTCTGGCGTTACCTCATACGATACTGAATCATTCATGGGGTATATAGGGAATGATTACACAAAATTAAACATACTGGATGAATATGGAAATAGTTTAAGCACAGAAGTGGTCGCATGGGATCTGCCTAACAGGAAAGCAGAATTGTGGGTAAAGATCCCAAAAGTTTATGGGAATAATAGAGAGTTTGTTAGACATGCTATTCTGGGAATATTATACACTCCAGATGCTGAGGAGGTATTTACATCTGTATACGATGCTCCATTGTCCTATAGGATCTTAGGAAATGTACCATTTATTCCAGATTACGATGTTTCGGTGAATGGTATATATGGGTTCAGATTGCACACAACGAGCGGCGCTGCACTTCCGGAATTTTCTATAGGTACAGCATTAGATGAGGATGAATTATGCATGGGTACGTATATGTACTATCGTGCAGAGAATGTTGGCATAGAGAGTAATATTATTGGATTGATGCAGGAAGCAACATACTCAGAATTTGGACTCACAGTAAAGAACGGAACTGTGCAATTATTCCATAGACTTAATGGCTTACTTTCAAATAGTGTATACGTGGATACTGGTATGGTCGTACAGACTGAGACGCTGTATCATTTTGCCATGAGTAGGCGTAACGGTGTTCTGTATGGATTTTGTGACGGTGTTCTAATTGGTACTGTAAAATATGACAGAAAGACATCCTATGGGTATAAATTCTATGTAGGGAATGAGTATGGTAAATTCACAGCTAGAGGATGTACATTTATAATGCCATTCTTTGTTAAAGGACATCATGTATGGATACATAACTTCCCAGTTCCAACTGAATTTCCTATGGAACAAGTACGGAATACACGTATATTATTTACAAAAGCTGAGACTAATGCAAATATAGGAGCTATCGGGACTGCCCCAGCTATGGATGTATGGGATGATTTCATTGCTGTAGCTCATTTACGCCAGCAGGTTAATAACACTATTCCAATGTCTACTGGAACTGGTGCTACTGGTGTAGTTTCCATAGGAACATTAACACCAGCGTCTTTTGATGGTGTAGACTATTTGCATTTTGATAAGCTCAATAATAGTTTTTTGATAGACATTCCCACAGCATTGGAATATGGGCCTATGTCTGCATTTATGTATTATAAGTTTCCCCCAGAAGTTACAACAACATACCAGTTCAGGAATTTCATTGGATTCAATAGTGCTGGTATGGTAGCTGACGGTGGCATGAATATTGGACCACACATCACTCTTGCGGGAGGCATTTATCAGGTTACTCCGAATTATGGTGCTATTCCTAATACTTCCTTAGTTATAAAAAATAACAAGTTTGAATATCCCAATTTGCTGTATTTGTCACAGGATGAATTTTACTACGAATCAGGAAGTATTACAGAGACGTATGATGTCAATGCAGCCGTGCAATATCAGGACTTAGTTTCTACATATTACTATGTCCCAATTTATACAAATGCACATTTAGGTGTTTTCAATGGTATATATGATGATACAATCGGGGGCTATGTTTCTGAGGTTATGGTCCATAAGCAGTTGGTTAGTCCAAATTTTTACGCACTAATGCGGGCTACTATAGAGGATATGCTTTGTGTTTTCAATGTAATTAAGGCGGGCTCAATTGTGGAAGGGGCCAATGTACATTACACAGATGGTGCTATAGTGGATATACGAATTCCTACAGGTTGGATGAGTTCGGTAGTACAGGATTTTCCATTGAAATTAGTTTTGGATTCTAGTTGTGGTATCAGCAATACGGCATTTACTAACTTCTTTAAGTGTCTAGCATATGATGCGGAAGTGAAAGGGTCTTTCATCCATGATTATGACTTTACTGATGATTCAAAAGTGTTGTCTGATTTTTATGTGAATAATATTGGGTTTGGATCTAATTCTAATGCAGATAAGGGTTCTTCTATAGGCGTGCTATTTAATGGAAGTGTATATGATGCAAAACGTGCAGTTCAAATTAATGGATTAAAGAAATTTGATAAGGATATAACGGTAGGGGTTAGAATAAAACTTGATACGATAGACAAGTATATTTATTCGAGATCCTATATTCTATGTGGTAGGTTTTTAGATTATGTAAATCCATATTCCTCAATATATATAAAAGTAAGGAAGGTCAGGGAGGTAGAGACTTATTTAACTATAGAGTATGGATATACAAATTGGTCAGGTACTGCTCGTAACCAAGTAGTTGGTATTGAACAGAATTGTGTATTACTTGGAGAGAGTACGCATACTATAGTAGTGACACGGGAATTCATAGCGGATAAATATGTTTGGAGAACTAAATTGTATTTGGATTCAGTGGATAATATGCTTCATTCTTTTGATACAGATGGCAGCGACACGCCATATGCCCTGCCGCACGGAAAATTTGATATTGGTGGATGTGCGTTCTCTTCTAATGGGTACGCATTTATAGGATCTATCGAAGCCTTCATGGCTGAGGATTCTGCACTTTCTGCCCCAGAAATAGACGCATTTATGAATCAATCGTTATGCACTCCGTCAGTGGATAGTACTCAATTCTCTACCGCTCTCATTTCCCAAGACTACACTATTCCACAACTTAAAGGAAGTCCACTCACATCTGTTGATATTAGTTATGTCGAAACTGATAAAAGTAGGATGTATGTGACCGTTACTTTTGATCATAGGTCATACCAAATCTATGTTGATGATGCATGGAAAGTAGTAGTAACTGATCAAGCATCCATTCATGGGGCAGTTGATGGAGATTGGTATTATTTAGATGGAGATACATTCATAGCAGGTGGCGATAAATTGACAGCTATATCTAGTGCGTTTGGTACTGGGAATTATGCTGAAAATATTAAGAAAGTACATTCTTGGGATTTTGCATCCAGTCAATATGATGCACTTACAGGAGTGTGTGATATTTCATTTACTTTTACATTTGACTCTATGGAGAAATACGAAGCATCCTCATACATCCAATCTGTTGGATTCAATAATAAAGTTATAAAGATTTTAGATCCTATATCATTGGAAAAATATAGTTCAAAGATCAATAGTATACAGATCCATTCCATCTATGAAGTGAATGAATTCATTGACATAAGTACACATTTGCAGGTATATTGCAAGTTGTCTAACTCTGATGACTGGGTTCTATGCTCATTCGATGTAAATATACCCATGATCACAGCGGCTATGAATACAGTAGGATTATGGCTGCATGTGAAGGTAGAGGTACACAATGATATAAGGAATTATATCATTGGAAATAATGTAGCAATCAATATAGATATCATGTGAGGATATCATGGCCAAATGGATAAATCCGGATAATGAAGATTTGAGACTTCTTGAAATAAGTAAATCAGATGGAGAGTCTATATGTCTGGCACAACCAACGTCTTATTTCAATGCGTGTCATCCACCTACATGGGTACAGAGCACATCTTATGTAGCGGGGGACTTAGTACGCCCGCCGACTATTAATGGATTTATATATGAATGCATTGTAGGAGGGACTTCTGGAGCTTCTGAACCTGGATGGAGTGTAACTCAGGATGGTACATTTACAGATGGAACAGTAACGTGGAAAACACACGTCAACTACACCCTTGCATACTCTGCACTAGATGCTGGTGATAAAGTAATTGCTAATAGTGATTCCCCCCTTGGACGAAAATTGACAATAGCCCAGAAAATGGGTGTTGTCACACATCGAGGAGGCACTGTTACACATACGGCATTGATTGAGAATACTGCGAAGAAATTACATCTAGTGACTACTTCAGAAACTACGTTATCCACACATGACGAAGTAGAAGCGGGGCGCACAACTATATTCTTTGGATTCTCTGTAATCGAGAAACGTCCTGTTTGACAGGTGTTGCTATGTACGTACCCCCAATTGGAAATGCAGTACACCTAGAAATAGGCGGATCATACGCTCCCCCAGATGCTGGGGATGTGCAGTTACAATTTGGAGATGTACTCGACAACTTTATCCGATCATCAGATGTTCTTTTAGATTCAATCTATGAGCAATCCCTTATAGGTGATGTTTACCTTATCCGATCATTTGGGTTCGACTCGGAGCTTATAGCTGAACAGCACTATATTGATCCGTTAGTCCATATACAGCAGGATTCCACAGAATATGAATTGGAGTTGCCTCATATTCTACTTGAGATACTTCCGGATATTATCAATGCTGGTGTGGAGCTTGAATACCTGTCTGATAATATGCAAGTGGGAGGAAACAGTCAAACTGATCTTCCAAAAGGCATAAGTCCGGGGATGTATGCCGTTTGGGGATTGTGTTCTGGTGCCGACATTCATTTCGATGCTGCATGGGAACCAGCCATAGAAGTACAAGTTAATGCTCCAGTGACATCCACTGAGGATTTATTATGGGTGGATACATACACATTTAGCGGTTGGTCTGTATATACAAATATAGATCCTTTTGTATCCGTTCCATTTGAAGATTTCTATCCTGTCGATTTGTTTTTGAGTTCTCCTTGGGAATCTTTGATAGAAGTGGATCGCGTTTCACAAGTAATATACACAGGGTTTCAGAATACACAGATATTTGTAAATTATTTATATAATAGTCCCAGAAGTTTTGACAAACTGCATTCAGTTAAATATGTGTCTGTTCCAAGGGTTTTTATAACATATGAAAATACATGGAATACAGATATAGATTCAGACGCACATCACACAGTTCCATGGGGACCGCGTGAATTGTATGCATATTGTTTTAAGGTATACACTCCACCAAGATCAGGACTGTCTATTGATTTCCACTTCCCTGCAAAATATCCTTTAACGATTGGTGCTGATGTATTAAATTTTGGATTAGATCACTATTCATCTAGTCCGTTATGCAATAATGAGCATCAGCATACTGGAATAAGAGATAATTATGTGACACCGGGCATAGAAGTAGCACCAATCATACCACCAATTCCACTTGCTGTAAAAAAGGTATACTACATTATGAATACGGTACTTGTCCAAACACTTCCGGATCATACGCAAATAGAAATAATTGGAGTACAGTTGACAACAGACCGCGATAGTTGGCTGTGGCAACTGAGTATGACAATTGGGAAGCGCGAATATATTGACCTCCTTTCTCCAAAAAATGGGACATTTCCAACAGTTGAAGTGTATATTAATGGTTGGAGATGGGTGTTCCTTATTGAGAAATGGACTGAGAATAGAGGTTTTGGCAAAGGCACATATAATGTGACAGGTAGGAGTCCTTCGATGGTGCTTGGTGATCCTCTCTGTGACAAGAAGACCCTTACTGTTGGAGAGCTTTCAACTGGCAGCTATATTATAGATGGGATACTCAGCGCAAACTCAGCGGCAACTGGATTCAGTGTATCCTTTGCGGCGTATGAGAATACACAGACTGGATTTGATCCAGTGACAGCACACTGGAATATTCCATCAGGAACATTCTCATATACAAACCAGACAGACATACAGGCCATACAGACACTGGTAGATTCGATTGGAGCATATGTACAAACTAATCCAGCATTTTACAACTATGGTGCTGAAAATGATGGAAGATTCCTTTCTGTTCTTCCAAAGTATGCATGGCAACCATGGAATTGGAGTTTAGGTAATACAGAACTTGATTTTAAAGTCCTTGATGAAGGTATCATCAGGGAGATGGGATCGTCTTATGTAAAGAATCCAGATTACTATGGGGCGTATATTGTAGGGGAAGCTGGGAAAGATGGGAGCAGTGGGACTGGCATATTCTGTGATGTGTACAAGCAGGAAAAAGGACAAGCATGCCTACATGCCCCTGTTATCAGCAGTCCTCTGTTTACTACAGACGCAATAGCCCAAGAAAAGGGCCGCATGATAATAGCAGAAGCAGGGATATGGCAGGATCATTCTATTCGTGTATTCTCACTATTCCCATTCCCACAAGAGCCGGGTCTTTTCACAGTTGGTGATCTGATCAATGTGACAAAGAGTGGAGTATCTGATTGGATTGGGCTTATTAAGGGAGTCTCGATTGAGGCCAGTTTAATCAATAAATCTGCATTTTCTGTTTCACAAAACTTGAATGTATCTCAATATGTAGGTGAATGGAATGGCTAACGTATACCAAGAACTTATCAGATTATTACCCTCAACGGATACGGTTGTTGGAAAGATACTTTCAGTATCAACGAATACTGCTGTTATATCTATGATAGGAGGGGGAACATCCCGTGTACATATAACGAAAGGAAGCACATATGCACAGAATGACTGGGTACTTGTGAAGGATAATACCATTGTATCAACTATCCCTGTTCCACAGGGTGATGATCAGCAAGAAGTTGCAAAAGTAATAGAAATCTACTAACTGGAGAAATGTCATGGGAATGGTAAAAATTTATAGAAGTAGTGATTATGGTGCTCCTGCCATGCATGGTGCTGCTGGTGGAATGCTTCCCGTATTACAAGCATGTCTGGTAGATGGGTACGGTGAGAAAAGCGTAACGTCTTTGACGCATAGCGGTGGAGTTGTTACCTGTGTTACTGCTATTGGACATGGCCTTATTACTAATGCGCGGCAGCTTATAGCTGGGGCAAATGAAGATGGATACAATGGTGAGTTTATTATCACAGTTGTGGATTCTTCTACATTCACATATAAAACGACAGGGGTAACTGTCAATACTGCAACTGGCACGATAACAGCTAAATCTGCGCCCGCTGGATGGACCCGTGAATTTAATGCCACGAATATTAGCGTATTTCGTCCCGGAGCAGGGGCGCGTCATTTTTTGCGAGTGGATGATACATCCACGCAGCTTGCTCGTGTTGTTGGATACGAAAATATGACGGGGGTAAGTACAGGTACAGGCGTATTTCCGACAACAACGCAACAAACAGGGGGACTGTATTGGAGAAAAAGCCAGCTAACTACAACGGTGCCAACAGCAGGATGGATATTGATAGCTGATGACAGAACAATGTATTTTTGGGTTGATGGGAATACGACAACACCCCTATCCTACTCGTATATGGGAACTTACGGTTTTGGAGAATTTATTTCGTATAAACCTGGGGATGCCTATAATACTTTTATAATAGGAGATCATGGTCTAGCATCTACTCAAAGTTTCTTTGGATATATATGTACGTATTACTCTTCAGTAACGACTTCGAGTGCATTTGGATTGTACGCACCTAGATCATATACACAAGCCGGAACATCCGTGCCCCTTGGTAAGATAGGGGATAGCAGTAAAACAACGAATGCAGGGCACATGAGTGATAGTGGATTTATATATCCGCATCCAGTTGATGGCGGCTTATGGATGAAGCAGATAGAATATGCAGAAGGGGCATCGGTGGGAGCACTCTCTGTATTGCGTGGGATTATGCGAGGTGTGTATACCGCGTTGCATAATAATCCTTTGGCGCATTTAGACATGTTTGATGGAAGTGGGGATTTTGTAGGAAAGCAATTTATCTACTTAGCAGTTACTACAAACACAAGTAGTCTTAGATGGGCTATATTTGATATATCTGCTGAGTGGGAGTATTAATATGGCAAATTTAGGAGTGTTGTCTACATTTGCAAGTGCGAAATATGGGAGTAATAGGCATATATTATCCACATTGAGAGATACCCCAAAATTATCTAAAGCAATTTCCGCCGCATCAGCTAATTCCGTTGCTGCTCCTACCACTTACACAGGCACATATGGTAAACAATTATATGGAAAAATACGCACATCCAATTATGTACTCTATTCAGAGTTAATCCCACAAATTACGCTGAATTCACTATTGGGGAAGCCCATTGGCAGGCATAAAATAGCAGGAACTGTACGAATTGAGGGCATATACTCAGAGAATATCAGAGTAAATCTGTACAGACATGACATTGGGTTGTTGGTAGGAACTACAGTCACGGACAGCACCGGGAATTTTGAATTCTTATACATTCCATTTACAGACTGCACATTCTTTGTGATGGCCTTCTATAATGGATTCAATGCAGTCGTGATGGATAACATTACTCCGGTGTTGATGTGAAGGGCATAGTCGGAGGAATATTTTTTATTATTCTCATACAAGCATGTTCTCCAATGCCAAGGGCATCCTATGGATTAATCGCTGACGTAAAGGAGCCACAAGACCTGAATGATATGAAAATAGATATCAAGGTGGGAAACTTGTTGGAAACTACATATAGATGCAATGCCGAAGCCATCAGACGTGGAGAATATCTGCGTACTTTATTTGCATTTCCATTCACACTGGGACTGACAGGAGGCTGTGTATGGGTCGGAGGGTATTCAAAAGGAAAGATAGATTTTTGCTATGGGTATTCTACTGAATACAATCTCGCGCATGAGATGGAACATTGCCGAGGATACAAAGATCATCCTCTGCTTGGGTGTTTTTAGTGTGGTTCAGAGTCGTTATATACCTAGCACTATTGTTGGAAGTAGTTTTGGTTATTGGAATTATAACAGATCTATGAAGAAGGGGTAATTATGAAAGTAAACAGAGAAACGAATATGCTCCATCCTGTATTACTTGGATGCGTACTCAGAATCCAGCGTCAAATTATTGATCCTCATTCAATGCCTATTCGGCTGTTTGAAACTGGACGTACTCCAGAACGACATCAAGAATTGATCACACGCGGGAAGACAACGGATATAATGTCAAATCACCTATACGATCTTGATGTATATCCTCCGTTATATACTACGGCTGTTGATTATGTGTACTACGATTCCAGATGGTCGTGGAATGTACGCAATTCTACGGTGTTGCACTGGTATAAACTATTTGGTAATATGGTGTCAGATATTTGCACGGAACTGTACTGGAAGGGGTTGGACAGGAACAATGCAAATTATAACCATTTTGAATTGACTCCAGAAATAATTCTGGAACACATGGACAAATATCCATGTGTATTTCGTCCCTAATTGGAGAATGAACATGAAAGGATGTTACTATGAGGATGGATCAATCGTACCGGGAAGTTTTCAATTCAGTTCTACATTTGAAAATCTGACCATTGATGCTACAGCGGATACATCGGCAGCTATCGCTGAAACCGGTGTAGTTCTATCGTTGACTGTGGGAGCACATGTTGCAATTGGAGCACCTGCAACTACAAGCAGCATGGTACTTCCTGCTGGCATCCATATCGTCAATATTCCCAAAGGCAGCACTGTTTCAGTGATACAGCTTGCTGGTGGTGCCACTGGCATATGCTCTGTAATTACTCCGGCTTGATGGTGGCATAATGTGTGGATCTCAAATGTTTGAGGATGAATGTGCCCATGCACTTTCCAATCCAACACACCATAAGGAGTACAATTATGTGGATGGTCAGTTGGTTGGTTATTCAGTATACATGGACGAAAGCATGCATATCAAGTTATTTGAGGTCCACTACACTATTCAGAATGATTTAGTTCGGCAACGAAGTATTAAACGCATATCTGATAATGTGCAGATGATAACCTATTTCAACTATTACATGGATATACCAGTTTCGCAGAACTCAATATTGCTATAATGGAGAATAATATGAAACGTCTACTCTTCGCCGTGTTTGTTCTATCTCTTTTGACCGGATGCGCCAATCCCAAGATGCGCACGATTGAACAGGAAGGAGTTCTGGCGACAAGGGCCACTCCATTACCGGCAACTCTTGTTGTAGAATGGGCGGCATTCACTCCAGAGCAGCAATCTATTATATCAGGATTCAAGTTATATGATCAAGATAAGCGGGAACTCTTTACAGTATCTCCAGATAAAACCACTGAATCTATTAGCACCACATATGTACCGGGTGATAAGTGCAGGGCCTATTATCTGAAATCATATATGATGAAGAATGCTGAAATGGAATTTTCAGACAATAGTAATGTAGTTGTGTGGTGCCCTCCTCCTGTTCCATTGAATGCTCCTGTAATGCTGAATATCACTCCTACTTTGCCATAAAAATACATCAATAAATACATAGTATTTTTGATTTGGAAAATGATATGTGCCTGTACATATTGATATGACATCACATTTTAATGCAGTGATTTTTCTTGCGTAAATGTGCATTTTTAACTATATTCAACAGTTGCAGGGGAGGGAAGCACACTCAGCAAGTCCTGAACCTCCTTGTTGGGTGTCTCCCCTGCTTTTCATCGGAATGAGGTTCAGAACATAAAACATGGAGTGAGGTTCAGACATGAGGTTCAACAAGAAGAACGGAGTATGTTTAGCGTGTGTGTTGGCAATGCTGCCCATGATTGGATGCAGTGCAAAACGCACAGAATATTATCCAATCAAGAGATCCACTGTAGATGATTTCGGAAATATCGTGAATCAAACAGTGGGTGCCACAAGTGATTCATTCGTGGCACGCGAAACATCGCTACACGCCTTGTATCAGAATCGTGATGTCGTTCAGGCTAAGATGTATAAAGAGTCTGGATTGAAAATCACATACGCAAAGACTGAGATCAACGGTGCTGTCGTATTCCTTCCTGAGTTGAATTTCAAAGAAGCTCCTCGTTTCCAACAAGATCTGCCTACCCGTGTAGCTGAACATCCCGGTTGGGGTTTTGCCAATAACTTTGTGAATAAGGGCGTTGGCCTTGGCTTTGGATGGATCATTGGAGATACCATCAAATACGGGTTCGATAAAGTAAAAGGTGATCATACCTATAATGGGCCATATGCTCCTGTGGCCAGCAATAATCAAAATTATGCTACCGGTAACGGTGCTCTGATTCAACCATATGAGGTTCGTCCTGAAGTTGTATCACCTGAAATTGTTCGGCCTGAAGTCATACAGGTTCCCAAGGGATCTGAGGTTTCAGAAGCAGTGGAAGAACCCGCTGGCAGTGTGGTTGAAGATGTAGCAGAGGCTGTTACTGGTGTAAACTGAACACATAACACACCAGTACGGAGATTCTAAAATGTGTGAGATCAAAGATCTAGTGATTCTAGTAGTTGATGGGGATGACATTGAGGCACAGAAGACTTGTGATTCGTTGGAATCCATTGGAGTACAGCGATTGTTGTGTGTAAAAACATACGAGGATGCTGTCGCCACATTAACCAATAATCCGGACATTGATATTGTTCTTGCTGATTTTAGCCTCCGTGAAGGTGGGACATGCTGTAGTCCCCTACTCTGCTCGTTTCTACAGAAAGAGCGTCCCAGTGTGTTGATCATTTTGACCTCGAAAGAATACACCTGTTCTATCGTAATGGAAAGTTGGAAAATTGGAGCAGCAGATATTCTGCATATATCCAGAGAAAACGAGATCCAGAATCTGATGGAAAAATGGCTTGTTCTTGCTCAGGCACGAAATGATTTAAGGGAGATCTGGAGTGGAAAAAATATGGAGACGGGCAAGTAGGGGCATAGTAATCCCATGGCAATGGACCACAACGACCGTGAGTTTGTTGAACGCCGCATAAATGACATAGACAGGAGAAGGGATTCCAATCTTGCATCAAAGTTGGATGCATTGGAAAAACTCTTTAACTTGACAGCGGCTACCAAGGCTGAGGCTATCCGAATTGTCGTAGATCGTTTACAAGATGACAACAAAGGATGCATGGCACGTTGTGTCACACAGGTGCGTTCTTTTAACGAAGCCTTAACCGCGTTGAGCACACGTATCAGTACCAATTATGCGTTAATTTCTGACCTCGAACATGAGGTGGAAAAATTAAAAGAAGGAGCACAAACTGAACGTAGTTTGATTGCAAACGATGAGGCTCTTATAGCGGCCATTACAGACAGATTGGATGCTGTAGATCTATGGCGTAGTGGATTCTTTATCAAGAACTTTGTCGTTGGTGTCAGTTCATCATTTGCAGTCATGCAATTGATTCTTTGGGGGTTGATGTGGTTGCTTGATTTTGCTGGCAAATTTATACCAATCATAGGCACTGGATCAGGAACTCCCTGATCCATTTTTATTTTAGGAGGATATAATATGTCAAAGAAGAGCAGTGAGCGGCGGACATTTCAGGAGACATACTTTTGGGTATTTGTTGGATGCATCATACTGACGATTGTTTTGGATCACTACAATATTTCAGTAAAAGAATCCACTGAGTATGCTACAGGGATTATTAAAAAAACAGTGGAGAATGTGAATCAACTGATCCTATGGGCATTCCCAACACTTCTGACCGTAAAGAAGGCATACAACGAGTGGCTTGATCGGTATTTTGAATACAAGACCAATATCGCAACAAAAGGCGAGCAGACCAATGAGGAATAACCCATGTCAGGAATTTGGAGGGAGGTCGGGAAAGCTATAACCCGATCTCCCGGTTGGATTGAAGCACGAAGAAATCACCTCAAGCAGTTCCCCACCTGTGCAGCCTGCGGCAAATCAAAGCTGGTAGGATTGCAAGTCCATCACAAGAAGCCCTTTCATTTATTTCCAGAACTAGAGCTAGACCCAGATAATCTCATCACTTTGTGTGATGATCCTCAGTGCCATCTTCTCATTGGTCATTTGGATTATTTCAAGAGTTATAATCCAAATGTGGTAGAGGATGCTGCTTTGTGGTTGAAAAAGAGAAAGGAACGTCCATGAATAATACACAGATTATTATGTTTGATGGAATATGTTTAGAGGCCACTGATCAGGCAGCTATGGTATTTCCATATGACACGTACACATATAAAACATTTCCTGACAATTACTGTGGTGCGGGAAATGGACTTGGTGAGCGACTTGTTCCTGATTATATCTTTGGATCTACAAAGATGTTTGCATGGTGTGGATTGGACATATCAATCAAAATATCCATGGCCTGTTTTCTCCACGATAAAGAGTTTGAGTATGCAGGACCAAGTGCGACAGAGTTTGTACAAAGCAACGATTTGCTGCATAAAAACATTGAATCAATAATCAAGGCCAAAGCGCGTAATGAATATGTATTGGCACGTGCCATGTACCGTCCTGTGACATATATGAATGCAGTCTCAATCCTTGGGCGTTATGTGTTCTGGTCCCTGAAGGCAGCGCAGGGATATAAGATTCCGGATATGGCAGATCAGTATGTCACAAATGACTTTGTTGAACGCGCAAGTAGACGCATTAAGGCAGGTGCGTTATCTGCCGGGAGGGGAATATGATGTCCATGCAATTGGATTATAAGGGATTGGAATTTTTGAAAGATGCTGAGGGACGTGAACCGCAAGCGTACCCTGACACTGGAAACCATCTAACAATTGGATACGGACATCTTCTGACTGAATCTGAACTGATTTCTGGAGTACTGAATGCCAGAACTATGCATGGGGATACATACACAGTTCAATGGATGGATGGTCTTTCGCAAAATGAGATGGATGATGTTTTCCGGTACGATCTCATATCTGTCGAGCATACAGTGAATAAGTATGTGCGAGTACCCTTGCAGCAGTATCACTACAATGCTCTGGTGAGCTTCACGTTCAATGTTGGCAATACAGGATTTGCAACGTCAACGCTGCTCAGACTCTTGAATCAGGGGAAATACAGTGCTGTGCCAGCACAGTTGCGTAGATGGGTGTATGAGACAAGGAATGGAGTAAAACGAAGGGTGCCGGGGCTAGTGAATAGGAGGGAAAAGGAAGTGAAGATGTGGCTGAATCGGTGGGATTGATATAACTCTATCGGAGTGTTTCATGTACACATTGCGCAGGGATAACGACACATGTTCACAATGTGGGGAATGTGACAAGGTATTCAAGGGACTGTCTGCCATGAAGCAAATCAACATACGCATGGCAGATTTTGACAGAGAACATATCCATAAGGCAGTGAAGCTGATCATTGCCCTGTGTCCGGAAAGTAGTCTTTCTCTTATTGGTCCAGATTGATAAGGGAGGGGGCATCCCCTCCCTTATTTTCGATGCACAGCTTTACTTTTTGTCTTTTGGTGCACGTTTACTCACTTGCCGTATTCCACACACAGTACATACTCGCATATACTGCTGTCCATTTATATATGGCATCCACTTGTGGAACTTACAAGGTTTTTCTTTAAGAAGACTTGCTATCGTCATTTCCGCTTGCATGTGTTTCTCCAATTATGGAATGCTCTTCTTTTTCACATCCCCATTTTTCTGGGGCATCCAGATAATCCGGGCGTTTCGTATTTGTGAGTATAGATTCCGCCAGAATCAGTCCATTGGCTATACCATGTAGATATGGGGAGTAGTCACAGTTTCCGGGACTGGTTGCGATCTTTGTTATTCGAGATATGCGCTGAACTTTATCTCTCATGGCCCGTTCATATGCACGTTTCCTGAACATGAGTACCTCCTACATTTCTGCGTTTGATGAATAGATCACGCACAGGACACATCAAATCCTGCATCTGTGGGTCTGCGTCAGGTGCACAACGCAGCTTGAAGATGTGTTCCCATTCTTCCAGATCTGTTGTCATTACGATTCGTGAACTGACTGCGTTTGTAAGGACGTTTCGCGCCTGTTGTGGTGTGTATCGTTTTGTGGCAAGTAGTGCCTGATATTGAAGTTCTGCGTAGGCGCACGATTTTTTGAAAATGTCCATAAACTCGACATTATCTTCCATTCCTACAGGTTGGATGAATTTTATATCTCCAGTATGGCGCACAAAGCGTTGGGAGAGTTGTGCAAATGCAACATCCATTCGATGACGTATCAGTTCATGTGTCATTGCGCGATTGGTGATGAAGCGCACAGAGATTCGTGTAAGTTCTTCCGGATAGAATTCAGCAGGGCGGACCATAGATATATCCTGCATGACCCATTGCGCACTGATGCAGCGGTATCGAAGAGAGTCACGAATAGCCTCCCCAATATCAATGAGATCTCGATCATATCCGATCTCTTCCATCCAAGCGCGTATATTTCCACCGATGTACATGCAATCCATCTCAGGCACTATTACAAATCGTAGAAATTTGGAATTCAAAGTGGAGATACATCGCACAAACATATCGTGAAGTACTTCCTTTCTGGGCATCATTCGACTGGGAGCAGGAGCCAGACGCATGACTATATTGCTATGCTCAAGCATGGCTGTATGCTTCCGCTTCTGGAGCATGGCACAGAAGGTGTTATATGAGTCTGGAGTAACGCGATCCTGTGATTGGTAGCATTCACGTGCAAAGAGTTCGATGTTCTTCAGGTTCTGCTTTACATCCATCGGGCAGACGCCGAGGTATTCGTGATATTGATTAATTATTTCCATTGTTATTTCTCATCCAATGCTGGTATCAAATGCATGATCATTCGTGTAGCACTTCCACATTCAGGACACACTACACCTACCCTATCCGGTGCTTTTTCTCCATAGCCTGCATATACATTATAATGATGCGCCGCCAGTTCACTTCTGGTGGACTCTACTTCACAATTACATGCTAGGCATGTGCCCCTGAATAAGTCAGAGCCAATGCCACTTTTTACCACACGCATATTATCTCCTTACTTATGATATCTTGAAATGTAGCCCGTATGGAGACTTACATAGCGGACATGTCGTGATTGCCTTTATTGGAACAGGATTCACTGATCCCGTGTCGGCATACTCCAAGTGCAGATAGTCCGAACGAGCCAATTCTATGCGTGAACGTGCCACAGTGTGTTTACAATTGGAACATTCACAGGAGAATATATCATCCACATTTCCGTATGATAGTATGTGATGCATAGCAGAAACCACACCCTTGTCCAGTGTATCCACCAAAGGAGCAATGATTTTGGCATAGAATTCAGCATCGCTGTAGGAGTGATGTGACCTGTACACATGTGTTGAATTGTATTTAGGGAAAGTAATATCTGATGTGGAAATGGACAATATTACAGTTGCGCGATCATAGCACCGATCAGTTCTGACCACAAATTTTTTATCGGGAAGGTATTCAGCAAGGAGCCGTTCTGCTCGTCTGTGGATTGTTGTTTGCATGAGTCACCGTGAAATAAAAGTGTGCTATCGACAAAACGATTGCCGATTCAATGGATTGAATCCGCCATGATACACTCCATTGAGTGGGTTTTGTTTATTTGTCCCCACTGAGATAGCCAGTCTCTAGCACATATTATGGATGATGTGAATAAACGAGCTATGCCTTACTTTTCTGAGAGAATATTTTCTTTATCTTCTTGGTGGCATCTTCAGTGACAACTTCGATCATAGTCTCATATAGATTGTCCAGATCCAGATTAGATATCATGTCGGACAATCTCTCACAGAGTGCTTCCGATAATTGTGTGGTGTCAATGCCGTCTACCGCTTCAGTTATTTTATCGCGTACTACTTTTTCGAGTTCAGGATTGTCCTGAATAGCCTTGAGCATAATAGTGGCAATTATTGACTCTGCTTCTCTGTTGGTATGCATTACTTCCGCTCCTCTTTTTCTTTTCCACAAATCGTACAGCGTCCAGTCTTCTTATCCCCGGACTTGTTGACAGTTTGATTTGCTACACGTGTATTTGCCCCATACACCTTGTCTTGGAAGTCACTCTTACAGTCACATTTGATCAGCATTGCCGCTCTCCTTGTTATTGGATAGTAGTATTCTGCGATTTAATTGCATTCAGCATGTTTTCAATCTGCTCCACGGTCTGCATCTTGATCGTCATCTCATCCGCAGGCAGCACAAGAATCACACGCTGCTCCCCCGTGGCAGCGTACACTGATTGTGATAGGTTGTGCAGCCATTCAGGATTTTCATTCAGCACTGCCCTTGCTTCAGGGGTGTAGTTTATAACAATGATGTCATTTGGATTCAGAGGCATTGTCACAATATGATCAGTGATCATTTTCACCAGTGAAGGGGGAACGCTTAATTGAGGTTTCTTCATTTAGCTCCTTTCTTTTGGTGTACGGGATTCACAGTGGTTTTGACTTTTCCATCTTTTGTGTACTCAGTCACTATGGCCATATCCACAAGTACTGGTTTTACAGTTACAACAATTCTGCGATTAGGGGTTATGGTTGGAGTTGATGGGGGTGCCGGAGTTTCTGCCGCAAGAACTTGAGAGGCACACAGTAACAGAAGTGCAGTCAAACAGACAGAAATCTTCATACCTATCTCCTACTTTTGATTAAATAGTTCCACGACACCACTGATTTTTCTACAGCATCGAACGAAAACGACATAGGCTGTACTGGGCATTTTGGATTAACACATTCTACCCGCCACCGCTCTAATGGTGATGCAAATATACTTGGACGAACATGACACCAAGGACAAACATCCAATCTTCCCTCATACGGATATGGGGTTGTAAATCTTGGATTATCTGGCAATGGACTGTCTGTTTTCATTCTTCACCATCTGCAAAGATGAAATTGTACATACTACGCATTTGCTCATTGATTTTTTGCTGGATCTCATCGAATGATTCAGTGACATATACTTCCGTCCCACGTTCCATAATAAGCGAACGATTATTACTCCGTGTGATGGATGTTTTATTGTTCATGTTAAGAAGAACCGGAAGGCCATTGTTGGCGAGTGTTAATTTGACAAAACAAGGGAACATGATATCACCTATTCAGTTGGAGGAATTGGAAGCCATGCGACAGGGTTTGCTACTTCTTCAAAATCAGAGCCGGAACGGAACCACCACGGGGGAATGGTGTACTCAACGTCGATATATTCGCCGCCCCACTCTATCACATGGATGCCGTCTTGAACGTGGGTCAGTCCTTCCGCATGTGCCCCATAAACGGTAAGGCGAACGCCCCCGTCCACCATGTACGGATCAACCTCATGGATACACACGGCGAGGATAGCAGTTCCATCCTGTGGTGCAGTTTCCATGGGTTGCCATGGAGGAATTACTTTATATTGTTTATTCATGGCTGAGATCCACATCAGGAATAATTGTCTGTGGCTTGAAGATTACTTTGTAGTGATACAAATCTATGGAAGTCTCTTCAAGTTGCTCAACGACATACGTGACATTATCTGATAATCCAAGAAGATGCTTCTTGTATTTTGAATCACCAGTTTTACACGTTACTTCAAGCTGATTTACCTGATCTTCGATGGAGCACAGACCCTCAATGGATAGCATATATGTGTCTGTTATTCCATTTATGAACACTATACGCCGTGTGATTTTGAATGTTTCTGCATCCTTAGCAAGATTATGCGCTGCCATGTCTGCATCAGTACTACATCCAGTGGCACTTCCGATGATAGCAAAAGCGGCTAGTATTCCAATTACAGATGACTTCATATGCTCTCCTCGAATCTGTGTGAGAGTTCCTGTTCCATCCATTCTACTTCTCCTAGGCACATAGGCCAATTTCTTGGATCTTCTTTATGGTGTTCGCTCCACTCCTGCTTGAATTTATCCAATTCTTGTTTAGCTTTCTCTACATACTCGTTCAGTGTAATCTCTTTATTCAGCATTTCATTGCTCCCTATTTGGATTCTATCAATGTGACAGTACCCTCAAGTATTCCAAATGAAGATACTTCCTTGAACTCATAGGTTTCTGGATATTCATCCTCCCCCATGACCCTTGTGAGTACCCAAAGATCAGCGTCTTTCCATGTGGCTGTTATCAGCTTTTTTCCTTTTGGAATGTTATGTGTGACAGATCCACCAAGGTATTTAGCGCGTTCATTTTCAGTACATCCAGAATTTATAAATGCAAGGAAGAATGCCAGAGCAACGGTAGCAATAACAGATACAACAGTTTTCATAAAATACCTCCATTATTCAGATGCGATCTGAATTTTGTGTAAATTCTCAATTACTATACCATTGTTGCACCTTGCATATTCTGCATAGGGATTGTAATACTCAAGTCCTCCAAAATCTTTACAAGCCCTATTCGCAAGGGCAAACTCTTCAGGAGTGACGGTGCATCCAGAGAGGAACAACACCAGAATCAACAAAATATACCGCATATTGAACTCTCCCATTAAAAATTGGTCCGGGCAGCAGGACTCGAACCTGCGACCTTCTGCTCCCAAAGCAGACGCGCTACCAGACTGCGCCATGCCCGGATCACTTATTCAGATCTGTTCAAAATTTTACTGGAACAGACAGGGCATGTCACGAATCCGACAAACTGTTCTGAATCAGAATCATATACAGCTTTGGTAAAATCTATCCCACCTGTATCATCGTCAATATATAACTCTGTTGGAAAGTTCAATTTTCTACAATCCACCACAACACCACAATTATCACAACTGACTAGATTCATCATGGGATTTCCTCAATGCAGCTAAGGCTTTTTCGGATATAGGGGCCGATTCATCGAACCAGATATTTCTAGTCTCGGAATTTGAAAAATCATCTACCCATGCTTTTCCAATTTTCTTGGCTTCTTCGCATGAATCTACATGGAATTCCATGTGCTGGTGATTTCCTTTTATATCTTTATAGTGGAGAGTGAGGACTGAAAATTTACTGTTCGTGCTGACACTCGCCCGTCTTGGATCTCTTAGATTTCCATAGTGGGTGATGCCGTGAAATGGCTTACTCCAGTTCTTGGACATATTGCCCCTCATTTAGTTGATTGTTTTCTCCCAATCCTTGCCGCAAGTAAAGCCCGATTCTTTCTGAGTTGGATTATAATACGAAGATCATAGTCTTGGTTTCTCTTTTGGATCTCCTCTGCACGTGCTATCAGTTCGTCATAGGCTTTTAATCCCTTTTTTATACTTTTTACATTCATATTTTTCACATTGCCAGACACAATGGAAAGCCGGATACCACTTTTGAGGTATCCGGCACTACGGGAGAAAAGAACAAGATGAGCAGTCCTGTTCATTGGTTTATTGTAGTATTGATCACTGTTGCGGTCAATCTATTTATTACAGAAGTTTGCTCAAATCAGTGTCGGGGCCATACGAAAACTGAGGATTCTGTGAGAAGCGTCCTTTTCGCAATGCCTCTTTCACTTTACGCTCAAGATCAGGCAGAGCGATATCAGGCGTGGAACAAAGGATCATTTGCAGATAGTAGCTCAATGCACCGTGCCAGTCATGCCCAAGATAGGCATCCGCTGAAGTCTGGTGATCAGCACATCCAGAGATAACTACTACGTTTGGAATATTCAATACGGAACGTGCACGAACTTTTGGCATAACGACTTTTGTTGGACGTGTTGTGTGCAGTACATCTTCAGATGAAGTGAGAAGTACATTTCTGTATTCAGGCACACGGGAAAGCAGATCTACCGGGGTTGGAATCGAGCGGATTTTTCTCGGAATCTCTGCCATGCCTGTAACCAGTGCATTTGCTATTTTGGAGTCTGATTTGTAGACATCCATTGGTTTGATATTCCTGAACACAGTACCAGAGTGGCAGCAGTCAAAGATCATCACTAGCTTTGCTTTTGGATTCTTTCTGGCAATGATTTCATAAATATGATCATCTATGATCCATGAATACTCTTTTTCCCATGCAAAATCGTGGGAGCAGATCATTTCATCCATTCCATCAAATTCAGGATCATCAACAGAATAGTCAACATTCGGTACATACGTACCATGTCCAGAGAAATGGAACAGAAGTTTCGTGTGGACGAATGACTCTGCTACAAGCCATTCAAGGCGGTCCAGAATCTCATTGGCCTGCGCTCGTTCATCAGTGAGCATCCGAATCTGCCCATTTGGAACTTTGTAATTGTCCAGTGCCAATTGACGTGTGATCAGTACATCATTCACGCATCCACGAAGGTCATTTCCAATTTTGTACTTGTTTACTCCCACCAGTGCTACACGCATAACATTCTCCATTTAGTAATTGATTGGTCGCCAATCGACAGTGATCAGTCCGAACCCTTCCCTCTTGGCAGTGTACAGCTTCCGCAATAATTGGAATACGCTATCGCCCTCCCAATAATCTTCATAGTGATATGAACGGCCACCATCACGTGAAGTCCAAACTTTCACTTCAAAAACGTAACCCATAACTACCTCCGAGGAACTATTTGCATACGGCATAGTACACAATCCCATATGCGCTGCCGTACATGATAGTACGCATATGTCCCTGTCGTCAGTTTCCAAAATGTTTCCGCTGCTGCACGTAGACATGGTAATGTGGGGTCAGTAGTTGTGTCATTGTTTATCGTCCAATTGTAGACGTAATCAGCAGGATGTGAGTCAATGAATTCCTGCTCTATGGGAGGAATGGGGATATCTTCACGCACAAGGCGAATAGACTCAGCATAGGCACCAACTGAGGCAGATATTGCAAGTATGCGCATCAGTTCATTATATTCACGTACCATAATGAACACCGCAGCAGTATGTTCTTCTTTGAGTTCCAGAAGGCGTTCTTTGGTCCATTGCGATGGACCATTGCATGTATCAATCCACATGCATTTCAGGGTATTCAAATTTTTCCTGTGCCGTGGGCTTTTATCTCCATTCCACTTGAAAAACGAACTGTACAATTCCTTAATAGGATCTATTGTGGATATGGAAGCAACCTGTGCGTTCTCCTTGGATGCAATCTCACTGACAAAATTTACAAAGGAATCCTTGCCAGAGCGAGCTATTCCATTTATTGCATATACCCGCATCATTCGCATGCCTCCTGCTGTTCTTGTTTAGGAGCGGCTACTAATTTACACGCAGTTCCTGTTGCTTCATGTGCATCTCTTATATGTCGTTTAAGCTGTCCCTCTTTGTGAAAGTCTTTTCCACAAATCTTGCATACAAATGCACGCGATTTACGTTTGAACATCCTAGCTCCTATAAGGGAATTCAATAATATCATACATCTTACGGAGAAGCGCGTCAGCTTGGAAGATAAACGTAAACTCATCTTCCGTTGATTTCACTTCTATGTTTTTAGCCAATGCTCGAATACACTCTGCCAATGGTGTCATTGAATCCAGAGCTATTGGATTTTTGATAACACTGAGAAGATCTTCCATGATATTCTGCGCCATGGTAATCAAAACGACAGGTGGCCAATTTATGGAAGGTTCGTCAATCATGGATTTCCAAGTATCCAAATACGCCTTGATAACTTTGAAGTTCTTTTGCTCATTACCAGATGTTTTGTAATCGTGAATTACTTGCTGGGATAGTTCATCAGCATATAGCAATGTAGCACCCACAGACTCATCACGATCAAAACCATCTTGGATTAACAGTTTCGTAGCCCCGTGAACCATGGATAACAGCAGTAGCGTCTGATTAGTTGCTTTTGACATTCTATCTAGCCCCGAGGACCATTGATGTAGCCAGTGGAATTTCCATCACGCAGAACGATATCCAGCACAGTGAATATCCCTTCTCTGCATTTACGTGTATCATCATCTTCATCGTCAAGGATTGCGTTTTGGCACAAAGCACGCAAAAAGCTGGCTTCTGTTTCTGATAGATTAAGGATTATATTGATATTCCTCAAAATTTTAGCCTTGGCCATTCTTGTCTTCCTCCGTAAATGTGTTATGGATCTTCCCCAGTTTTTTCATCGCATTGATGAGCAAGGCATGGACCTCAACATACGTGGCAGTTACCGTTGGACTAGGAAACAGGATGTTCCAATCAGTTCCATTAATAAGTCCACTGATGTCCTTCATCAATCCATTGATCAGTATTTTATTTCCTTTGTAGTCTGTCATTTGTTACATCTCACACATGTTGGAATGGTTTGTCCTGTGCTATCCAATATTGCACAAGGTAGTCCTGAATTGCATATGCCCGCTATATGCTGATGTGGCCTGCAATGGGGGCATGATACCTTCTCCCCATTGCAGGAAAATCGCCCGTCTCTATTGCATGTCAGGACGCTTGCTTTTAAATCGTTTGCCTCTGCTCGAAACTGTGTCTTTTTTATATCCCCTCTCTTCCAAAACAGTCTCATGTTCGTTCCTTACGATGCTACGTTTATGTTTGTGATCGTACTCAACACGAATTACAGCATCTGCAAAATCTGTGATATGCGTTAAATGTGTGTTGATTATGATCTGTATTCCAAGTTTGTGACTTAATCCCTGTAACATCCTAGCAGCAAGCTCATGTCTGTCTAGTGACAGGTTTCTAAAAGGTTCGTCTAGTATAAGCAATTTCTCAGAACCTTCAAGTATAATATATGCAGCACGCAATGAAATTGACACGATATCAAGTGCACCATATCCATCACTGTCAAACATGCTTATTTTACGCCCATCAACTTCAAGCGATGGAATACATTGCGTATCACGTGTAGTTACGAACTCAAGATTGAACTTAGTATCATGGTCTGGAAACACGACTTTTAACGAATCAGTCACTATGTTTTGGATATATTCAGAGAGAAAATCTTGAGACATCACTGCCGCTTCTTTAAAGATGGTATGTATCTTCTTTAAAGAAGATAGCCTGTTCTGGATATCAGTTGCATTTTTCTTGAGTATTATTTCCTCCCGTTTTTTGCTTTCCAATGCATACTTACAACTATCTACCAAGGCTCTGTAGTCTGGTTCCATATTTCTCCTTGAACGCTGCCAACAGGATGTCCAATTCTTCCTGATCTTTATTGATTGCTTCGCGTAATCGTGCCAACTCCGCTTCCGCTTCGGCTTTTGATCCTAATCCAAGTTTTTTCAGTTCCTCTCTCAGAAGTGAGATTCTGCCCTTTGCTTTGTGTTGTTCTTCCAAATCATGGGCTATCGCCTGTTTAATCTTCTCAAATTCCTGTGCGCTGTTCATGCCTGTGCTACTCCCCTGCCTTTAGGATTGATTGCATAAGATCCATTTCTGAATCAGATAGATCTGCATTACGTGCCATTGTGAGTGCAATATTTCTGAAACTTGGACGAATATGCTCATTTTGCAGTTGTGCAATTACTTTATCCAAATTCATATCAAAAACATTACCGTCCACAGCATCAGTTGAGTCGATGGTTGCAAGGTTGAATACTTCTTGTTTTCTTTTGATATTAAGTGGAATAGCTTTCACTGCTAAAGTGTCGCAGTTTATCACGAATCCGCGTGGGATATAATCCACTTGGGATCTATCCTTACGCATCAGACATCCGCAGTTTACAAGCAGTTGCCCGTTTGCTCTGTATGTGAATGGAACATGATAATCCCCAGAGATAATAATTCTGAAATCTTTGTATTGATTCAGCATGAATGCAGCGGATACTCCATCTTTGAGAAAAAATGGAGGCTTCCCCTTGGTTATTGTCCGGTGCACTACGAGTGCGGTTGGATCGGCAGTGGTGGGCAGTGGTTTGGTATCTCCATAAGATAAACCAAATAGCCCCATGGTATTGCGTCTATCAAGATGTGAGATTGCTCCTGTACGCGCCAATGTTAGATAGGGACATGTGCGGATAAGCAATCTATGATCCTGATCGTGTTGTCCAGCAACACTGAAAACGCCATGTTCACACCCACGCAACACGTCAGAAAGAGTATTGATCATAAGCGGAGTGACATCCAAAGTATCCCATATATCTCCGGCAACAATCAAAGGAGCCTTGTACTTATTCGCAATGTCCACTAGATGTTCCACCTTAGCAATCCCATGTAGAAAGTATAACTTTCCATCAATGCGTGAAACAGGGCATTTCCTGCTGAGATGCCAATCAGAAGATGCTACTAGATATTTACTCATAATGGACGCTCACAAGTAGGACACACTTTAATGGAACTGAGTCTGTGCTTATTGTTGGATATGATCTTATCCAGAATTTCTACTGTGTGCGTATGTTCGCTGATGTACGCTACACATTCTTTGATTTTCTGTGCTGCAATGGAATTCTTTTTGATGTTGTCTATAAGTGATTCGGCCTTATTTACTGGGAATTGGATTCTGTTTTTAAGGGTACGTTCACATTCCATTACTCCACGTGACAGAGAGGACATGTGTGCTATCTTGGATTTGTACCCATCCCTTCGTCGGATGATTGTTTCCGCTTTCTCTATATCCTTCAAAGCTGATTCTGGAAACAGTCGTTTTATTTTTGCATTTTCATGTGCGATGGCTTTGCAGGTGTCTTGGACCGCTTGTAGTCTGCGTTTTGCCTTCTCTACTCTCTGCTGTATACGTTCAATCTTGACTAATTCTTGATCAGCATCAGGGATAAAATCCAGTTCAGTGATAGCAAGTGCAGTGGATGTTTGCTGAGTGAGATTCAGACGTAGCTCAGCCTGTGTGTCTCTGATCCTTTGGGATGCTTCTTTGATAGTGGTGTCGATCATGGCAAGCCCGGATACAGAGTTCAGGGCTTTGCTCAGATGGGCTGGTTTCATATCTATCATAAAGAACATCTCTCGCTGCTTCTGGATATTGAAGTCTGAGATGTTGAGAATCTTTAAGACAGACTCTGGAACATTAGATCCAATACAGGACTCTTTTATTCCATCAACAGTTACTGCATTTTCTGTTGCTGATTTGGTGCGAGTAATACTGTGCTTATTGCCGATGAGGGAAATGGAACATTCTGTTGTATCCCAACGGATGCAGTGTTCCCATTTTATGGCGTGGTCAAATACTTGGAAGATGCTGCGGAGAATGGCTGATTTTCCGGATCTGGATGATCCAACTATTACATTGAGGAATCGGGAGAATTTTATTACTGACTTTTCGTGTGATTGGAAATTTTGTAAACGTAACTCTTTGATCAGCATGACACCCCGTTAAATAAATGAGGGGTTTTAGCTTGACACCAAAACCCCTCCAGAATAACCAACAGAACAGGAATACTTACTCGTTGATGGCCTTCTTCACGACATTAGAAGCCTTGAAACGCAGGGCACGCTTGGCTTCTACCTGAATAGATTCACCAGTGATGGGATTCCGTGCTTTCCGTGCGGGCATGTCCTTGATGAACAACTTGCCAAGCCGCTGGATGTTGACGGCATTTCCGCTGTAGATGGTATCACGCAGGACATTGACGAAATCTGTGCAGATTTCTTTCACTGCTTCGCCCGTATACTCGGACGCTTCGGCCACCTTTTTGATGAGGTCAGGGACAAAGAATACAACCTCTTCCTGCTTGGTGGGGGTTTTCGCGGTCTTTGTGGTTTTCGGTTTCACTGCTGTCTTCTTTGCCATTGTGGATCTCCTGAAGTTTTTGATTTATCCCCGCTTGCGGGAACCTCGATTTGTGCTACGTTCTATATCTAACACCTCTTTATACGTGTTTGCAATCTTTTTGTCGTGTCGAACTTCAATGAATGTGGGTGTGTACAACGAATATGTGCTTTTACTCTTGTCTCGTATAAGCCCTTCCGCCTCAACAGCAACGATTCTTCCTATATATAGATTCCAATCAAGGAGCCGTTCCTGCTCAGTAAACCCAGACCCACACGATACTTTTATTTTACCATCTACCGATGTGAGTTGAATGGACCCCATCATCTTTGGGTCTTTCTTGTGCGGTGTACATCCAGTTATCATCAGATCACACTCAATGACATTCTTCATCTTGATATAATCTTTGGATGTGTTGCTCTTCCAAACGCCTTTGAGGTTTTTGATGATAGCTCCTTCTTCACCCTGTGCACGCATCTTACGATAGAATGCCTTTGCTTCTTCTATTGAGTACACCGGTTCACTCTCAATAGTGCGCAGTACATTCGTATCGTTTACAGCATGTACGTACTGCGTAGCATTGAAGAATCGTGTCTGATATGCAATCGGAGAATACATCCGTTTGTATTCTTCACGGGTAATGCAGTCCCAAACTACAAAGCAAATATGCTTCACCATGTTTGGATCAGCAGTACCATAAATACATGATGTGATAATGCCGTTGCCTGTCTTGCGGTCATACACATTGTGAAGACCATCCAATACAAGCAATTCACCAACGAGAATATCA